GGTTTCGGTTTGAAAGAAATGGGGCGCAAAAAGTTTCGCGGGCCATAACTGGAGCGTAGCGACCCTAAACTTCACCGAACTTCACAAAACCTTACCAATTCACGGGCCATAACTGGAGCGTAGCGACCCTAAACTTCGCCGAACTTCACAAAACCTTACCAATTCACGGGCCATAACTGGAGCGTAGCGACCCCAAACTTCACTGAACTTCACAAAACCTTACCAATTCACGGGCCATAACTGGAGCGTAGCGACCCTAAACTTCACCGAACTTCACAAAACCTTACCAATTCGCGGGCCATAACTGGAGCGTAGCGACCCTAAACTTCACCGAACTTCACAGACATCACAAAACATCTTTGAACTTCGAGGACAATCTTGACCCATAACCTAAACATTACCCCGACCCATAACCTAAAATCATCTCTGTATATCTTGAAAGTTTTGAAAGTTTACAAAGTTTGCTGAACCCAACTATCCATCTTGGTTTCATTTGTACTCAGTTTTATTTTTCAACTTCAAATAGTTTTACAACTTGTTTGGGTATTTTGAAATCTAATTCATTTTTGATCCTGACAAACCATAACCTATTATGAAAGTTTTGAAAGTTTACAAAGTTTACTGAATCCATCTATCCATCTTGGTTTCATTTGTACTCAGTTTTATTTTTCAACTTCAAATAGTTTTCAAGATGTTTTGAGAAAATGAAAACTAATTCATTTTTGATCCTGACAAACCATAACCTATTATGAAAGTTTTGAAAGTTTGGAAAGTTTACTGAATCCATCTATCCATTTTGGTTTCATTTGTACTCAGTTTTATTTTTCAACTTCAAATAGTTTTACAACTTGTTTAGGTATTTTGAAAACTAATTCATTTTTGATCCTGACAAACCATAACCTATTGTGAAAGTTTGGAAAGTTTACTGAATCCATCCATACTCAGTTTTATTTTTCAAGTTCAAATAGTTTTACAACTTGTTTAGGTATTTTGAAATCTAATTCATTTTTGATCCAACCTATTTCATTTACAAATAATTGGCCATCACAGCTAAGGTGATCACACCTATCATCAATGGCGCATCCCACTCTGGCTTACTCTTCTCACCCCAACCTAATGTGAAATACACACTCAAAAATACACCAATCGTACGCAACACTGCCTCATATCGAACATCCATTCTTTACTCTGTAATGAGATTATTTATCTCCGGTCCCTCAAAACCAGCTTCAGGGAGATCAGGATCCAATACATCCCCATGTGTCTCACATAACATACACACTTCACCAGGTCCATGCATGTGCTCAGGTTGTACCTTCTTCGGCTTTGCCAACTTCTTAACCTTCACCACCTTGGGGGGCCTCGCTGGCCTCTCACCATGCATCCTACAATAACACGAACCAGGGGATGCCCTATTCCCACATTGTGTCCCCTTCCCAGTCACACCCTCACATTTTGTCGTTGTTGGTAAAGGCGCCGGCTGTAAAGACTGTACAATCTCGCGGAGTTCGCGGAGCTCTGCAAGTATTTGGGTTAAATCGGTCATTTTGTAAAAAACAACCACGGGTCTTACTTAGGTGTGCCATATATAAAGAGGGGTCTCCTCCTTGTATATTACAGAACTTAACACAAATCCTCGCGAATCACTTTTATAGGACTCTTCAAAATAACAATTGTCAATGTTATCATATTTATCACAAAATTAATTACACTCAATGTCATTACTTCTTGTAATGACGGACCACACAGATACTCTACTATCATGCTGACCAATCGACAATTCTTTTTAAACTCCATGTCTCGTCGATATCATCACGAAGATTCAACTTCTTCAAAGTAATGACACCTGGTGGCACTTGAATATACCCGCGAACCATACGAAGACGCTTACCTGTAGGACTCCTCGTCTCCATAATGTACGGAAAATTCTTCACGAAATACTTCCACTGTGCAGATTTTCGATTCTCCTTAGGAACATACTTATGAAGAAGACCCCAAATCACACGCTTAATGAATGTGAGACGATCCCTCGGATCACCAGGTCCAGGGTCGCCATGACCCATATCATTCATCATAGCAAGGAGAGATTCCACATAACAAAAATGATGTTGGGAAAGTTCATCATATTGTGATAATTCATAAGCATCATCCAACAATTTCTTGGGAATACCACCAGAATAGTTTGGTTCTTTGAACTCCTCTATTGATCCAGCCACAAAACCCCCAGTTGGCTGAAGCTTGTTTTTAGACTCGGTTACTGTGTACCTCTTTGTCAAAACCTTTTCAAGAGGGGATTTGAAATCAGATTCTTCCTTTATCATAGAATCGTAAAGTTTCGCAGTCTTATTCTTGTGATTCACCTTAGCCATGCCATAATGACCAGCACTGTCGTTATACTTGATTTCCATCATGACATATTCGATGTCACTCTTCTTCTTGACCTTCATGGATTTCGTCTTTTTACAATGAAAAGTAAATTCCTTTCCCGTTTCGTCCTTGATATCCTTGGCAATTTTTTCAAAGAATCCTGGTTTGTGAAGATACCACTTCGCCATCTCAGACGCATCCTCAATAGCTAAAAGTTTTCTTGCTCGAGAATTTGTCATAATCCTCGATTCAATGTAATCATCCATGTCAATGTCCGTTGACTCTTTCTTGAGATTCAATAATGTATTCTTCGTCGTACCATTTTTGAGTAACTTGATCGGAATTAAACTCATAGCTCCTTACATTACAATACTATTTTCTAAGCACTTAGGCCTTCACTCAACATACTGTGGAAAAGCTCGCAGAAGTTTTGGAGTTTGGGGACAATATCATCCTTCCACTTCTCATCATCCCTCTCGATGAGGTACCCCCTCCTCTCATCATTGAACTGCTCCACGAGACGACAATACTTGATGTCCCTCAACATCTGAAGGTATGTCTGACACTGCACCTCCTCGTAGTCCCTCACACGATTGAAGAGACCCTTCGCCCTGTTCTTGATCTCCACAAGGGTTCGAGAGCCATCCTCGTTCATCTGAAGTCTATCAATGCGCCCCACAATCTGGTAGAGTGTCCCCTCAATCGTACAAATGTCGTGGGTGTAGAATGTGTCATCCTCAATCAAGTTGGCCTTGTCCGCATCAGCCGTCTTGTACTCGTTGCGAGTCCCATGGTTTGTGTAAAGAGTCTTCCTGAGATGATCCTTTGCGATCACCATATCCTCCGCTGAAAGCCCAGAGTGCTCGATTTGGTGGTACACAGCTCTCGTCTTTTGGGCAACTTCAGCACTGTTCTCAGACTTGAAGTTCTCAGCATCTTTTAGAATCTTCTTAGTCGACGTGTTCCACATGAGGATCTCAAGAGCCTTCTCCTCCTTTGTCTGCCCCTCAAAGGTTTGAGGTGAGTACTTCTTCCAAAGTTCTTCAATGAGTTCAGGTTGCTTCTTGAACCCACACCCAATCGCACTCGCCACAGATGAAGCACCGATGATCACCTTAGGAACTCCAATAGGCTTCAAAGTCCTCTCATGCCCAATAACATATGGATACACACGACCACAAGCAATACAATCAGCCAGAGAATTGTGAGCATTCTCAAATTGCTCACCAAAGATGTCTTCGTAAAGAACACCTAGACGGATAGGCTTGAGAAAACGCTCTCGATACAACTCAAGGGTGCAACGAAAATTCAAGTCATCGGTAAGAGAAAGGTCGATACCATGCCGAAGCATTTCAGATCGAAGAACACTCACATCAAACTTTGCATTATGTGCCACGATAGTCTTGGTACGGGGTCCAATGAATGTCATGAAGTCTGTGAAAACCTGGAGGAATGGACGACCTTTAGACTTGGCCATATCATCAGTAATACCATGAATGGCAACAGATCCAGGACTTATACTGAAATCAGTCGGGAGTATCATAGCGTCGAATGTGTCAACAAGGCGACCCCTCGACGAGAAGCGTGCTGCCGAGAGAGAGACTGCACGACACGTGTCATACTGCTCCAAGGTCTCCCGAGTCACAGGTTTACGACCCTTAGGGAGACCAGAGGTCTCAAAGTCGAATGCGATATACTGCATACAAGCCATATGTTTAGAATGACTTAAAACTTTATATCACTTAGGTATCAGCTATGTGCTTTCACTGGAAACGCTCTAAACCGACTTCTCCCCCTGTGATTCAGGGGCTTTCACCGGTTTCAAGTTGCGATAGTCTCGAGACAGTCTTGATTCACGATACTTACACCCAATCAAACAATCACAATAACTAAAAATGGATGTCTTACGGGCGAAACATTTCATAGGGAGGTAAGGGTCATAACGCATCATTCGAATTAAACGGTCCCAACCTACACTCATACTATTACTTCTCATCTTTTTCCTTCACTGACCATTCACCTCTCATGAGAGCGGAGCGACGTTCCCAGTCAGTAATCTTCACAGTCTTCGTAGGTGGGGTCACAAGGGCGCCATCATCTACAACGAGACAATTGTATCCACCCACGTTGCACGCATGTTCAAGTTCAAACCTCGACGCAAACTGGACAAAAGATGTAATCTTCATATCAGCCTCAAGGAGGGTCTTATAACGGAACGCATCCTCAAAGTTCCTGAAAGCCACAATGTTGTTCCTGGCAACACCATCCTCATCCCATTCAGTCAAGGAATAGAGACCGGTGTCCCCATCTCGAATGAAAGCTATGACATGGAATAAACCCTCCTTCTCAACCTTATCGAGAGGCTTACTGTTCCTCTTGTCAAGGGAATAGTAGCCACGGATGGTTCGTGAAATCTTGCGACGCACGGGGGCACACGTGAAGGGGATAGGGCATCTCATAGCGAACATTTTTTACATATAGTTTTGGGAATGCGTCTCAATCACTTAGGTTTCTCTGAACCCACTTCTGCATTTTACCCACGCTCCACACGAGGCTGACAAGCGCTGTAGCGTTTTTAATCGTCTCGTCTAGAGTGTTCATTTTTGTCTAATTTTTAAACTGTTTTGTAATTACTTAGGGTCATCTGCGACAACTCGTTAATTTAGTTATGATTTCGTTTTTGTATTGTTTTCCTGTCATATCAGTGAAGAAGTATTTTCCGTGTAAGTAATCAAGAGTTTTCGAGTCCAACTGAATAATGTAATTCATACCCATCGCACCCCTTGGACGCATATAACTTCCCAAATTTTTCACAATCCCATTATCACGATCATATATGAAATTAATGAAATCAAAAAATGTATATGCTTTACCCCTTTCATCTAGGTGAAGTCCAAACGTTGTCCATAAGACGTGAGGATTTTCAGTATCATCAAACTTAACCAACTTACTACCATCAAATTTCACTGCAACTCTATTACCTTTTTGTAGAGTGAGCAACTTGTTTGTTGGTGATGTGAAGAGGGGTAAGTTACGCACATTTTTGTTTTTCATAGTATTCATATACCTTTTTAGGGTACCAAAGTTTGTAAAGTTCTTCTTTGGTTCACCGATACGATTAAAACGATTACCATTTGGGGAGAACGTCTTGAGTCTATGCATGCGACCGTGATTGATAGCAGAAAGCGCAGTTTGAATAGCCTTTACACCAGAACTCGACGTCGCATATGGCTGACCAAAAACAACACGGCGACGCAATAGACATCCATCAACATCTCCTCTCATTTTACAACCACCCGTTCCACCACTAGGTATGTGTTCGTTCAGATATTTGAGAAACAAAGACCCTTCAGTGAAGTTCTTGACGACGTCTGGATTTCGAAGTATCTTTTTCATCGAAGATACGGAAAGTGTGTTATGGTTTGCGGGTCCATGAGCCACGGCGACTGGAATTGGGTTATGTTTTTTGTTTCGAACTCTTTTGTTTAGCTTATTGATGAGAGACCTGTACTCATTCGGAACATTTTCTGTCAAGGACTTTTGTATATTAGGTGAAAGAGACTTGATATACGTGTTTAAATTTTGAGAACTTTGATCTTTTATATATAAACGTAAAGCCACTTCAGCATCAACATCCTTGAGAAGTCGTAAAAATCTGTCATAGATCGCACTTATTTTAAGCAAAACATCCGTATTCGAACGGCCAGTGTTATTTCTCACACTACCCAACAGTTTCTCAAATTCGGATCTCAAACACATCTTCATCAATTCGTTCGTTTTGTTAACGTTGGGTTGATTGAGAATAGGGTAAGTTGTATAGTTTCCTCCTTCATCTGAACATAAAGAACGGACATTGTCAACTACATCACGAATTAACTTATTATCACCTGTGTAAGGGTACTGTGTCAAAGCACACATTCGTACTTTATACTCGTACATCACCTTCAAAATTGACATAGGTGATGCGTTAAATTTGGTAACCTTACCCCGCTTTTCCTGATATTCCTTCATAAGCTGAAAAAATTCATATAATTCGCCATACCCCATGATTGTTCTTTCACTGAAACCAGCGCCTTCACGTGGCTGTCTTTGCATCGGTGGAGGAATTTCTCGTTTCTGAGCTAATGTAGAATTTTTACTGATTTTACGTGCAGCTTGTACACGGTTTCTGATAGTAGTTAGAGGTTTCGTAGATTTTATAGGTCTTCGACTCCGTGTTCTTGTGGCGATGGGTTTGTTCGTAGCGCGAGCAGCTCTCTCTTGTAACATCTGCTCCCTATTCCTGAGAACCTGATTCAAAATACCTGGGTTATTTGGGTTGTAATCTTTTATAAATTGTGCACGAAGTATATTTTTATTACGACTTCTCGAAGTAACCCTTAGAATACGCTGAAGCATATTTGAACTCATACCCTTCCGAGAAACCACGTTTCTTAAATTGGGATTTTCCCGATATAATCGTTCAAGTTCCATATCTACTATGACCTAATATTTTTTGTCAGGTGATAGTAGATGACGAACACAAACGTGGAAATGACTAACGCGTGGTTGGCGAACAACGCGAGAAATGCCGAACAGATGGCGCGAAATGAAGCTGTGAGACGTTCAAGAGCTGAATCTGCTGAAGCTAGGGCTAAGGCAAAGGCGAAGAAGGCGAAAGAAGCTGCTAACAAAGAGATGAACGCGGCTCGACGGGCGGCTATCGAGAGATCGGCTGCCGAAGCTGCTGCGGCGAGAGCGGCACGGGTTGCAGCGAGGGGTGAAACTTCGGCTCGACGTAACAAGACGAACGCCGCTAACAGAGCTGCTAAGAAGGCTGCTGAGAACGCCAAGAAGGCTCAAGCAAATGCTGAAAAAGCCGCGGCGAATGCCAAGAAGGCTCAAACAAATGCTCTGATTCAGAATATAAAGAGACAGTGGATAAACGTCACGACTAGTAACATGAGCAGAAACGAAAAGAAAAAGAAGGGTACTACAATTTATAGAAAGGCGTCTGTTAAACTTCACCCAAACAAAGGTGGTACTAACGAAAATTTTAGACTTTTAACTAATCTATTTGAGGAATTTAAAACGTATGTTAATCGAAACTAGCTGAGGGGTAAAATTCTTCACGGAACGGTTGCCCAAACAACCGATAGACCCAATCCCCATCGACGATTTCCTCCTCGATGAGTTTTTCCTTGAGTTGCTCCAGTTGAGACATATTGTTCTTCAGTGTGGCGACAGTCTCATCGTAACAGTCCCCAACGATGAGGTCAATCTCGTTATCCACGAGAGCTGAAGCTTCCTCAGACATACTACGATAGTCGAAAAAGTTCTGTCCAAACCCATAGGTGGTCACCATCTCACGAGCGATCTGGTACACGAGGGCGTAGTCAGAGGACGCACCCGTGGTGATTTTGTCCTTCCCATAGATAATCTCTTCAGCTGCACGACCACCGAGAGCCACTTTGATTTGGGAGAGGAGGTACTCCTTCGTGTACATCGCAGAGTCGGCATTCTCCTCATTAGGTTGGAAGAAGGTGATACCACCCGCAGCACCTCGAGGAATAATCGAGACTTTGCGCACCATGTCATAGTCGGGGACGAGGACACCCATGATGGCATGTCCAGCCTCGTGATACGCCACGAGTTCCTTCTTGCGGAGGGAGAACTTCACATCACCCTTGGCACCCACGACAACACGCTGATAAACATTCTCCACAATGTCATTCGTGATCACACCCTCACCATCACGGACAGCGCGGATGGCACACTCGTTCATGAGGTTCGCGAGGTCGGCTCCAGAGAAACCCGTCGTCTGCTTGGCGATGTTCTCGAGGTCAACATTCTCAGAGAGGTTCTTGTCGCGGGAGTGTACACCTAGGATCTTCTTGCGTCCCTGAACACTCGGGAGAGACACTTGAATCTTGCGGTCAAAGCGACCCGGACGGAGGAGGGCGTCATCAAGAATGTCGATGCGGTTCGTAGCAGCGATGACCACGATACCAGTCTCATTGTCGAACCCATCCATCTCGGTCAGAAGCTGATTGATGGTCTGCTCACGCTCATCATTGGATGGCATGTTTCCACCACCACGCTTCTTGCCGACAGCATCAATCTCATCGATGAACACAATACAAGGTTGATTCTCTCGTGCCTGTTGGAAAAGTTCGCGTACGCGCTTGGCTCCAACACCTACGAACATCTCAACGAAGTTGGCGGCAGAGCACTGGATGAAGGGGACATTGGACTCACCAGCAATGGCTCGAGCGAGGAGAGTCTTACCAGTACCTGGAGCACCAGCGAGGAGGGCACCACGAGGAATTTTGGCACCACTTCCAAAGTAGCGTTCAGGTTTCTTGAGGAAGTCTACAATCTCCTCAAGTTCCTCCTTGGCGGAGTCGATACCCTCAACATCTGTGAATCGAGTCTCAACCTCTTGGTCCATCGTAAACTCGGTAGACTTCCCAAAGGGGTTGGGCATTCCCATTCCACCACCACCACGAGAACCGAAAATGGCTCGCAACACGGAGAAGAGGTAGATACCAAGAATCACCATAATTCCAGTTTCAGCGAAAGACATTGGGGGTCCCGACGTATCCACGATAACCTCGGCGTCACTCTCCATCAGGGTCTGCCAAAGCTGTTCCGTTTGTACGATACGAACGTCACCATAATCGCCATTCTCCTCTTGAAACTGGGCGACATTTTCACTTGGCTTGACGATAACAGCGGGGAGCTCCTTGTTTTTGAGACCCTTGACAAACTGACTGTAAGTCCTTGGGTGGTACTCGGGCTTACGCTCAGATGCGATTTTGACGGGGGGAGCCGTAAAATTATTTGCGATGCTGAACATCTTGTGTAATATAGACGACATTGTTTTAAACCATTTTTCGAAAACTTATTTTAATGGTTAAAGTTTTATGTGGTTGTAAAATTAGAATGGAGATTGATCTTGTCGGTGTCAATAATGGCAAGTACAATGTCTTCGTGATTAAGGATGACGAGTACATTGGTCCACTGATCGCTCGAGGATACGAGTGGGACGGGTGGATGCGTACGGATGTGGAAAAACATTACAAACCTGACACAGACATCTTGGATATTGGTGCAAACATTGGTTACAACACCCTAATGTTTTCAGATTATGGACCTGTGCACAGTTTCGAACCCGTATACAACCAGATCGTAAACAAGAACTGTCAGAGCAACAGTCTCAAACATAAAGTATCCGTGTACCCATGCGCTCTCTCCGACAAGGAAGAAGTCAAGGAGATTTTTCTTCCACCCCGTGAAAGGGTTTCAAACACTTTCATAAACTATGGTGGCACGAGTTTCCACCATGAAGGTGATATGCGAGGCACAAGTATGATGGTTCAATGTGCACGACTTGATGATGTATACAAAGGTACACCTTCGGTCGTAAAGATTGATGTTGAAGGCCACGAACTTCGTGTCATTGAAGGTGCGAAGGAAACCCTGGAAAAACATAAACCTGTAATCATGATTGAACTTCTTCCACATGTCGAAGACTCTAAGAAGGTGAGAACGCTTCTGAGAGAATTGGGGTATGGTGAGCCAGAAGAAAGGCCTGAAGCTGTATTTGTCTTTACGCACACATCCGCTTAGAATAACCAATAACCGCACACGTGATCCTCTTTCCCGCGTGTCCAGTTGTCAAACTATCGGAGTGTCCACCCATTCCAAGATCGTCAGGGTCTTCATGGATCACGAGAGATCGGCCCACAACATTAGCCTTGGTTCCTCTCAACTTTACGAGGTTGTCTTCCATCACAAACTTAGCGATACCCTTGGAATCAAAACGAATGTTCCCAAGATCTCCAACATGCCTTTCCTTGGATCCTGGACCACCATGCTTCTTACCGTAGGGATTGAAATGACCACAGGCTCCCATACACTTATCAGTGAGATCACCCGCTTCGTGGATGTGAATTCCGTGTGTACTATTTTTATATTTTGTTGACTTGAGCATTCCCTTGATTACAACTTTACTCCCCCTTTCTTCAAACTCTACAACACCTTTAATGTGTGGATGATTGAATAAAGTCGTCGCTACAATCATTTAGTATTCACTGGGATTTTATATCGAGCAAACCCCATCTTCTCCATCATGTAGTACATCTGATACGCATCAACCACACTTGAACACCTGTACTGTTCAGGCATACATTCGGGGATACCCTCTACTGAGTAGTATGCTGTTTCACTTTTTCGCTCTTCAAAGTGGGAAGGGTGGTGATTTCTCAACCATACCAGGTGTTCGGCACAAGTATGTACTTTACCATATCTACGAGTGTATTCGAGGGTCAAAGCGATCCCAATCTCACACGCGTAGATATAGTTTTCAAGACTTGAACCAACCCACATGGTCATAGGGTGTTTCGAGTGTGCAGGGCGGTACCCCCTTCTTTTTCCATCCTTCGTGTAGGGTGCGTTTTCCTCAATGTATCCCTGCTGTTCTGAAAAGAACCAAGCTGTGTAGAGCATCTGACAAATCTCCAGTTGGATCTTGACAACATGTTGGTCACAAGACATCTCCGCAATCTCACGAGGAATCAATGAAAGAAAGAAAATGTTCATTCTTGTAGTCGTCAGTGTTGTAGACACGAACTTCAACGTCTCCAAAGTAAACAGACCCGTCGGAGAGTTTCCAGATTTTCTCTTTTGTTTGTTGGTTGGCGTGATAAGTCGCTTCTTTCAGGGTGTGAAAGAAGCCACGATCAAGGATTAGGTTGGCAAGGACAACGTTGGTCACAAACATATTAAGATGGTTTATTACACAAATGGTTTCTACTTAGGCATCAGGTTCTGAATAATAGTCATCTTCCACAACTTCTTCAGGTTCTTCGTCCGGTTCTACATCAAGTTCACCTTCCTCATCAGGGACCTGGTCCTCCTCGGGGTCTTCTTCAGGCACTTCATCATCTTCTTCCACCTTCTTTTCCTCCTTCTTCTTTTTAGTTTTTTTCACAGGCTCCTTATCAAATATCTTCGCCAAAATCGCTGGAACCTTCTTAGCAAACTTCATTTTTTTCTCGTGTGAATTTTTAATTTTTTGGATAAATTCATCACTGAATCCATGAGACTTATATGCTTGGATGATAACCTTAATAGGTGGTAATTTAGCATGACGATAATACTTATCATGCATATCTGCGATTGCCGAAATCACCTTCACCCTAACAATCCCACTTTTCAATACCCTAAACTTTACTTCAACTTGATCACTGTATTTGATGTCTGGTTCGACGTTTTGTGTCGGTGGGACATACGGTGTTGGATCTGGGAGATTGGGTTCGACATAGGTAATTCCAAGTTGTTCATGGTTTCTTTTTAGTGATTTCAAGTAATCTTCCTTTTTATAAATTGGCGCCTTCTTGAACTTGTACACATCGGGTGGTTTTGAATGTATGATGTTGTATAAAAATGATCCTTCTATAGGTCTGTCCCCGCGCACTGGAGGGGGGCACTTAACACGCTTCGACGGTTGTCTGTACATGCTTATCTTGTTTTTCGACAATTGTCTCCTCTAACTTAGGCTTCATAAAATATTCAAGTTCACAACGAATCACGTGAGCAGATTGACAATTCTGGTGGGTATAGTAAGGACCCCAGATCTCGATAATCTTTCTCTCTTTGTCGTACCAAAGGTAGTCGAGACCAAGCTTTTGGGTGAGCCAATAAAACTTCTTCCCAGTCTTACCGATGAACTTGAAGATGGCGTCTTCATCATACTCGGAGACGTCCATTTGGGAGTAGTGGGCGTTCGGAGGCGTGTAAGGGGCCATCTTTCTTCTTTGCTAAACTTGCCTCCTTTTGTTTAAGCATGTTTCTTACATGTTTTTGAGAGTATACCTGTTTTTTACTTTTCTTATCATTCTTAGTCACACGTTTTTTTGGTTCTTTATACTCCATCTTTGTATATTTAGATCTAAGTTTTTAACTTAGGCTTCATCTTCATTTTCATCTACGAGGGAAACATCATCATCGGTATCTTCTTCATCACTTGTAGAGCATTCAAAATCTTCATCATCACTATCATCGATGAGTTCGTAACCTTGTGGATGCTTAGCAAAGAGACCTGTATCTTCGAGTTCATTTACATCATAGAAACCAGAGACGGATGTTTTGTTGACTTCCTCCTCCTTATCGATGAAGTCGTAGAGTTTGAACTTGTTGCGTTCAAGGAAGTTTACAATGTACGTGTCAGTGTTTTCTAAAACAGTTCGTGCAATCTGTGTTGTGCCATCTTCACAATCGATATCAACGATCATATCTGTACAATTTGAATTTTAAATCTTTAATAACATTAATGGATAACCTTAAGGCTTGGGGAGTACACTACATATCTAATAGAAGCATTGGGCCCACGGATGCGGTCATGTTCGACATTGATGATACACTCATCTTCACGAACGGCAAAGCTAATGTACCTATGATCGAGCTCTTACGTGAAGCTAAAGCTATGGGATACAAAATTGTAATCATAACAGCTCGACCAGGACTTACTCCTGTTATTCATTGGACGATAAAACAGATGGGAGATTATGGAATTGGGTTTGACTACATAGGATTCACGAGTGCGGCGACAAAATCTCTTATGAAACAGCAACTACCTTACAACTTCATTCTATCCGTCGGTGATCTACCAACTGATCTAACTGATTCTCAACACTTTCTCAACATTTCCAGTTTTTATCACAATTGAGACAACTCACGAATGTTGTCATGGGTTCATCTGCAGATCTCGTTTGTAATTGATAGTACGTCGTCTTCTTAGACTTACATCTATTACAAGTGAAGAACCCCTCCTGATTTTTCGCTGCGCGAGCGTTAGACTCTTTTCGAAGTTCTTTATGGATTCGTTGTTCCATCTGAACGGCATATCTTCCTTTGGGACATAACTCTTCTGGACGCATATCAACAATGTCTAAAACAGAAAGACGCTTGTCTACAAGCTGTGTCTTTAGTCCAGGGTTTTCGATGAGGTTTGTTTTCAAAGACAAAAACTTGTGTTTGTAAATGTTTGTAAAACGATGATTGTCCCAAGCAGCTTCTATCCCAGAAGCTCTACTCCTCTTTTCAGAATGACGAACGATACATTTTTCCAAATCCGTACATAAGTTGTCATCCACTTTCAAATCTAAAATTTGCGCAAGTTTTTCGATGACAAATTTGCGTGTTGGATTATCCATAGTATCTTTTGGTAATAAACCTTTATATTTCTCAGTACTTAGGGCAGGGGAAGACCCGAATAAACATCGGAACGCTCAGGAGAATCAAAAGCATCAGAAACACGACGAGAGGGGTTAGTGTCTACGAAACCATATCGGTAATCAGCACGTCCACTCACATATCCTTCACGAACGCAGTAAATAACATACACGATGAATGCACACACAGCCGCAATCAATAAGAGATTACCTGGCGTATTTTTCATTTATAACTTACGGATATTTTTTTGTGAACTCAAATCAAGATGACGAAGGCAATACTTATCCATGAAGACGTGGGTAATGTAGAAGAAATAGATTTGGACATATCACCTCACAAGAATGAAATTTTCAAACTTTTAGAAGGAAGACAAACATTCATCGGTCAATGGCCTGAGATTGATGTCGTTATTATGAAACCTGAGGATGGTGAAGTGAAGAATGAGAACACTTTACCAAACCCATTTGATGTTGAAGATATATTTGGAAAAATTTTGCTTGTACGAATGGATGAAAATTCTGATCCACAAGATTTCACTCTTGAAGAGTACAAATCATTTTCAACGAGGCACAAACGCCTCCCGGTTTAATACTGCGTTCGCGTATTTCATACAAAGCTGAAAGTGTACATACGCCCAATCCATCGGATTCTCAATGGATGGTTTTCCGGGTAGAGGATTGTCGTTGACAACCGAAATGATATCAACCTTCTCACCACTCATGGACTTTACAGTGATGTTACCAACCCTCTTCAACCACATAGCATGCTTTTCATCTTTACAATCGAAGCTTCGAACGAAGTGGGACATTTGTATTAGTTAGGATTCTTTTCTATAAGTAAGCGCGCACTTGGGTCAGTTATGTTAGTCCATTTGGGTCTCCATATCTCGGAAATTAGATGATCGTTATCTTTTCCATACATTGTCCAAAAGATGTTTCTGTACATAGCCTCTTCTTTTGTCAGAGGTGTATTGTAGCCACGCGTTTTTGCCCGCGTTTCTCTAAAGAGTTTGTCATCCACCTCACTTTCGGCATACTTTTTAATCTCGTCGACCCAATTCGTCCCGACCGCATCACTCATACCATCCTTTTGTCTCCATAGGACATCCGTCGGAAGGTACCCCTCAAATGCCTCGCGAAGTATGCGTTTCTCAACCTTGTCAATCTTGATCGTCTGATTCAGAGACATACAGACATCAATGAAATTCTTATCAAGGAATGGTACAATCAGATCGAGACCATGCGCACCCGCACACCTATCCGCCCTCAACCCATCGAACTGATGAATTAGACGAAGCCGACGCATGTTTTCACAAGCAAATTCATCAACATTCGGTGCGTTATGGAAATAGAGATATCCACCAAGGATTTCATCCGCTCCTTCACCTGAGAAGATGTATCGACAAGGTGTATGCTGTTTGATGTACTTACAGAGAAGCCACATCGGTGTACTCGCTCGGACCGTTGTAGTATCATATGACTCTAGACTATGAATGACATTGTTAATATGTGCGATACCTTCCTGTGCAGTAAACTTTACTTCCGTATGATCACTTCCCAAATAGTCCGCTACTTTACGAGCAGCTGCAAGGTCTGGACTCCCCTCTAATCCGATAGAAAATGTCCGAATCTTTCCAAGCTTACGGGTGGCGATTGATGCAATAAGACTACTATCGAGACCACCCGAAAGAAGAAAACCCATGTCACGTTCAGTGTTTTCGATTCGTTCATGAACCGCCTGCTCAAGTGTATCTCGAATATTTTTGTGGTACCTAGTTTTGATGTACTTGTTCACTGGCCAATATCCATTATGGTAGCACACAAAGTCATTGATATAGGAATCATAAATGTGCCCCGGTGGAAAGATTTGTATTTCTGTGTTCATAAAAAGTAGCGATTTCACCTCACTCGCGAACGCAATCGTGTCCTCATCATAACGGGCGTAAAACATTGGTCGCACACCCACGGGGTCTCGAGCGGCAATAACACGCTTTCCATTCGTCCACACGAGTGCAAAGTCGCCGTTGATGTTCTCGACAGCTTTCTGAATACCCAGATCTCGAATCAATGGAAGTAAAACTTCACAATCACTCTTACTCACTTCATCACCTCTAAGAAAGTCGCGATAATTGTAAATCTCACCGTTACATATGAGCATTTGATCATCCTTTCTGAATGGTTGCATCCCAGCTTCAGTCAAGTCATTGATCGCGAGACGATAAAAATCCATACGACATTTACCAAGGGTTTTACTTCTATAATCATCAGGGCCTCGGTGAGAAAGAAGATATGAAGGAACGTCTACTTCATCGCCGAAGATGGCTAAGATGCCACACATTATTGTTACATGCTAGTTTATTTTTAAGTTGTATTCAAGTAAGTCTCTGTACGCTGCTTCATCCACGATTGCATCCATCTCCTGCCCAGACATCGAAATAGATTCAAGATTTCCCATGTCTTCCGTTTCAAAATGTAGAATACAGTAAAAGGAAGAATTCGTTCGACTCGCTATCCTATCGATTGTATTCATGTTATAGGTCTCAATCTCGAGGTAACGTTCAATCTGATCGGGGGTTTTTGATTTTACATTCAATTTACTTTCAAGTTTTCTCCTCCCCCGTGACATGTCGAAGCATGGCCATACACCATGTTTCGAACGAAATGATGATACATATTTTACACATTCTTTCGCCTTGTCTCTATCAGAAAAACAGATAAATCTTGATTTCTCAGTTGGATCCACCAGGCTCAAGTAGGTTCCATTTACATTTAATTTTACAAAGTGGAACTCCATTTAAAATATATAAGGAAAATATCTTTAATAGATATAGATGAACTTCCCGAAAACCCCCGGTCAATGTAAATATGCCCTCGCACTCCGTTCCCCTAAACCCATCGTCATAGGGACTGGACCGGCAGGTTCGGGAAAGACGATGCTAGCGTGTCAGATTGCCCTTGAACATGTGCAAAAATATATGAGACCTAAGATTGTTCTGACACGTCCCATCGTCGCAGCGGATGAGGATATGGGCTACCTCCCAGGTGACATGGATCAAAAAATGGAGCCATGGACAAAGCCTATGTTTGACATCTTCGAACAGTCCCTCTCACACAACCAGATGGATAGATTTATTCAGATTGAACCCCTTGGATACATGCGAGGAAGAACTTTCAATAATACCCTCATCATCGCTGACGAGATGCAGAATTCTACACCCAACCAAATGAAGATGCTGCTCACTCGAGTTGGTGAGGGAACCAAACTCATCGTGACCGGAGATCTCGAACAGTCAGACCTTGGTTCTGAAAATGGTCTCTCCGATCTAATCTATAGGATGCAGTGCCAAGACCTTGATTATATCACACACGTCGAAATGGAAGATGAAGACATTGTTCGTCATCCCGCCGTGAAAGAAGTACTCAGAATTTTAAACGCCTAATCGCTCACACATATCTTTGGCCGCTTTAATTCTAAATTCAAGACTTGTAGCTGGCCACTGAATCAAAAAATCACCCTCCTCCCATTGACCACTTTCACCCCAAATGTCATTGTGAGAATCGTTCTGAACTATCGGTAAATTCTTGTAGTCATAAGAATTCATAACCCGTTGTCGAAGAACATTGCTCACATCTGACCAACAAGAACCCCCTGGTTTTGTCTCACGATCCCAGATATATGTTCCGACCAACATATCTTGGATGAGTTGATTTTCATACAAATACCAATGACGATAAAGAGGTTCTCCAGCGATGACCGTATTCAAAAATGCTCGCCCAATTGGGGAGTTGCGAACCATCATGACACCACAATTAATTCCACTGTTATCCGAGGGAACGAGAATATGTGTATTTGAATGTGTTTGATCTTTGATGATATCTTCAAGTTTGATTTCCATATTGGTGATCATAGTGTCACAGTCCGCATTAAAAACCCATTCTGCTTCAGGGTACTTTTCCATAGCATCTTTCATCAGATATATCTTTCCCCAGCCAATACTGACCTTTGATTCTGGAACGGGGGGTTTACTCAACGCAATCATATCAAGACCACTGACTTCATTACCACCATCCGTCGCATAATGAAGTTTGTATCCGTGCTTTTCACAGTATACCTTCTTGTTTTTGTAAAGAGTCCATTCGGCCAGAGATTCGTAAGCCTCGTTATGAAGACTCGTTACAACAATCATCTACTAATTTTTACAAAACTGTCTTTAAGTTAAAGGTTTTGGTGATTAAGTAAGAAATGAAAGTCATCGTCGCTCTCCCTGGCAGAACTTTCTCGGGAACATTTCTGATTCGATGGTCAGAAACACTTCTTGAACTCACGAGGAGGGGATACCAAGTCATGGTTTCCAACGAGTATTCTAGTTATGTCACCTTCTCACGAATGAAAACCCTGGGTCTAGATGTTCTTCGAGGTGCTGATCAAAAACCGTTTGGTGGCCAGGTCGACTATGACGTATGGCTCACCATAGATTCTGATATCGTCTTCACACCTGAGCAGTTTATAGAACTCCTAGAAGATACAAAGGAGAATCCAGTGGTTTCGGGTCTTTATCGGATGCAAGATATGGTCCACTATGCATGTGTGGAAGAATGGGACACTGACTATTTTAAGAAGACTGGTTCCTTCAAATTCATGAAAGTCGGTGAACTTGAGAAAAAGGGTAAATATGTCCCTGTCGCATATAACGGCATGGGTTTCTTCGCATGCCGCAAAGAGGTGTTTGACAAGTTGAAATATCCATACTTTAGCTATCCACTCATAGAGATGGAAGCTGAAGATGGGACTCTTTTGAGGGATGTGTGCTCCGAAGATGTCGCCTTTTGTAAAAATATCAAAGATGCCGGTTTCAAGGTAATTGTGAATACGACCCTCCGTGTCGGGCATGAGAAAACTCTCGCAATTTAAGATTTTTAACGTCGTGATTGAGTAATCTCAATTCTTGTTTGGTATTTTTTAATCGTTCTTCTACGATTTTCCACTGTTTCCTGACCTTCTCATACCATTCCGAAATCTCATAGATTTCCTGATCGATTTGACTATATCGCTCGGCAAGTTTATAATCTGTAGGAAGATCTTGAAGATCAACGGCAATTTCTTCGAGCTGCACTTCCATACCTCGGTAGGTATCTTTGATCTCTTCCATCGTTACTCTTGGATGAGATTATTTATGATTCTTAAAGCCTCTTTAGCAATAACTTCCCACCAGGTTCCGTGAAACACTTTTAAGAGAAACTTTGGAACATCTGTCTTATCTATGAGAACTTCTTCATGTGGGAGAATAATCCATGTGTCATCCTTGATCGTGGAAAGAACACCACCATCATGGGAAATAACTGGTTTACCAAAATACTTCGCCTCTAACATTGGGAGACCAACACCTTCCCCATGAGAAAAAGAAACAACATAGTCACACATGTTATAGAGACCTGCCATTTCACCATAACTCAAACGATTTGTAATGTATTTTATGTTTTTGGATTCAGGTAGGTTATCCATTTTGTTTGTTTTTACGATGAGTTTATGTTCAGTCCCTTCAAGAACTTGTTTGAAAGTTTCGGAAAGTTTCACGAGATTTTTTCGAACATCATTCGTTCCGATGTAGAGGAATACCCTTTTGTTTTTCTGTTCCTTCTTCTTGATAACTTGTGGCTTATTTTGAATAAGAGGTGATGTGTACCAATTAAGAGCCTCACACTTTACCCCATGACGGATCAGGATATTCTTGAGATAATCATATGGAACAATAACCTTGTCAAACAGTTTCATATTCTTGATAATGTCTGGATGTACATCCGAAGTTTCAAACATGGTAAACAATTGTTTTTTTCTGTGTGGAAGTTGATTTACCCACTGAGGCCACAGAGGGAATGTTTCAATTAGTTCGGATATTGTGACAGTGTCAGGCGTTTCATCATCTTCAAGACCTAGATCCTCTTTCAAATAAAAGCGACCAACAATCTTACCGAACATTATACATTATTAAAGAGTATTCTTTAAAGTTATGAAGTATGAAACTGTCTTACGCTATTTGTGTTTGTACAGAGGCGCGTGAACTCAATGATCTACTCGCGTTCCTAAAGCGTGTCAAAGATGACGAAGATGAAATTAACATTCTCCTCGACGCATCCAAAGTGACTGAGGATGTTCGAAAGGTGTTATCGAAGTATGATGGACTCGTAGTTTCTGAACGTACATTCTGTGGAAACTTTTCTGAGCACAGGAACTATCACGCATCCCAGTGTACAGGTGATTACATCTTTGTGATCGATGCAGATGAGATGCCTCGTGAAACTCTCATCAAAAACATCAAGCGTGTCATCGTGGATACAAGTGCCGAGCTACTGTACATTCCCCGTATTAACATTTGTCCCGGATATACCCAAAAGTGGTTGGATAAACACACATTCAAAGTGAATGAAGTGGGTTGGATCAATTGGCCAGATTATCAAGGGCGTGTCTATAAAAACAATGGTATCGTGAAATGGGACAAGGGTTTGCACGAGACCATAGTTGGATCTACTAACACCAAGGGACTTGGTGCCGTACCGGATATGTCTCTATGGCACATCAAGAGTGTAGAAAAACAGGAGTATCAGGATATCTTTTATAAAAGTCTCCCTTCTTCTTGAGGTAGGAGACACACATATTGATATGATTGTACAATACATGCTTCGCAATTGGGAGGTGATGTCCCAGATCCGGTTCAATCAGGTCTCGTTGTTCAAATTGAGTCATAAGGACCGTGGGGTTGATGAACATGATACGATTTCTTTTACACACCTTTTCGAGAAGCTTGATAAGATGATCCCTCTTCCCAAGTTTGTCACCACGGTGAGTTACATTGGTGTGCGACACCACGATCATCGGTTTAGGACCCAGAAGTTTTTGAATCTCTAGGATGTCATCCTCAATTTCCTGATCCGTTTGTAGAACAACTTTCGTTTCATCGATGATATGTTGGGGTGTTTTCTTATAGTCTTGGTCGAAAAGGCGCTTGTCCACTGCCATGTGAGTAAGATACTTGTCATCATAGATGTACTTTTTCATCGAAGAAATCTCAACCACAAAAACATCTGTATTATCGAAGAGCTCCTTGAACTTTGGGTCATATTCAAGGGGTTTACCATTCTTTATGGATGCTCGAAGACAAAACATGTCATGAGGAGGGTCAAACTTGAGATCACCCCTCACATATTTGATGAGCTGTATAGTTTCCTTGGTACAATGTGTATATGATGTCAACTTATTGAGGTATGTAGAGTGTGCAACATCCTCAACTCGACACGACCCAAAGGGTGTGACGAGCATTTATAGAATTAAAGAAGATGTTCTTTAATCTTCTAATGGTGGAATATCACGACCTAACACTACGTGATGGGTGTCATGCTATATCTCACAGATTAACATCTGATATGATAAAGAATCACTGCATTTTCGCCGAAAAATCTGGTATACCAGTAATGGAAATCGGTCATGGAAACGGTCTCGGTGCTTCGTCCATTTTGATAGGTAAGTCTGAGTTGACTGATATTGAGATGATTTCTCTAGCTAAACATTATCTAAAGAATACCAAATTGTCGGTTCATGTTATACCAGGTTTGGCAACCATAGAGAGAGATATCATACCCGCGATAGAACTCGGTGTAGATATTTTTAGAATTGCTTCACATTGTACAGAAGCTTCCATGACTAAAACACACATTGAGTATTTAGTTAAAAATAATAAAACCGTCTATGGTGCATTGATGATGTGTGCAACATGCCCGATTGATGTACTCGTCGAAGAAGTTCAGAAAATGAAATCATATGGAGCATCAGCTGTTATTATAATGGACTCTACAGGATCATTTTATCCCGAAGATGTAGAAAAGTATTTTACTGAGTTATCAAAAGTTGGGATAAAATTGGGTTTTCACGCACATAATAATATGGGACTGGCAGTGTCAAATTCCCTGATGGCTATCAAATGTGGTGCCGAAATAATAGACGCAACTGTGAGAGGATTTGGTGCGGGTGCGGGTAACACACCATTGGAAATTATGTCCGCCATTCATCCTTGTGGTGGTATAAATGTCGTAGAAACCATAGAGGATCTTGACTACAAAGCCCCGACTACTAAAATCATAAACATACTAACAGCTAAACACAAGTTACATTCAGTTTTTGAAAAAAAGATTATAGATGCTAGTCAAACGTATAAAATCCCAATTGCCAAGCTAGTAGAGGAGCTTGGAAATAGGAAATTGGTCGCAGGTCAAGAAGATCTTGTTCGTGTTATTGCGTCTCAGATGTCCGAACAATGATATCAGACTTTTTAGATATATTTTTCCCCATTATACGTTTCATAACATCTACGGGTAACAGTGGTGACATTTCTTCTAAGGGTGGTGCGAATATGGAACCATCCATTTGGACAACACCTTTTACCTTGGGTATAAATTCTTGATCAGGTGGCATAAATATCTCACATATAGCGGGACCTTCGTAATTCATGAAGCGGGGAAAGTAAAAATCAAACTCACTCCATGTTTTAACCCTGAATGGTTCGTAACCAAATGCCTTAGCGACTTTCATATAATCTGGTAAAACGATTCCAGTATTTTTATTTACCGCATTGTAGTTACCATCGAACAACATTTTCTGTGTATGTTTAATCATGAGATACCCATCATTATTGAATATAACAATCTTCACAGGTAAGTTGTGTTGGATTATAGTCTGAAGTTCTTGAATATTCATCATCATACCTCCATCACAATTAAGACACAACACTTCGCGACCATTACCAGCGATAGCTGCACCGAAAGCCGCAGGTAAACCATAACCCATTTCACCAAGACCATATGAAGAAAACATTGTCATATCTTCCTTAAGATGGATAGATTGATGACCAGAAAGTAAAGCTGTACCCATATCTGTGACAATAATCTGATCATCTTTCATATGTTTCGAAATCGCGTCTATCAGTTTATAAGAATTTGGGTATTCTCCGTCAACATGTGTCTTTTCAACAATCGGAAACTCTTTGCGTATTTCTGTACAACTTTGGATCCATGCATCACAAGAACTTTTCACACCAGACATACTCTCTAAAAATGTCCCACAATCCGACTTGATCGGTACATCTACAAAATCCTTGAATTCCGTCTCATCGATATCAACCATTACCACAGTAGCATTTCGAGCAACCTCACTAAAATCATAACCCGTTTGGGGTATCGTCAGTCGGGTGCCAATCGTAACTAAGAGATCACAGTTCTGGAAGATGAAATTTGCAGAACGCTGTCCATAAACACCCGGACTACCAAAGAACAGTGGATTTTCGTGATCTAAAATGTCTATACCAGACCATGTAAGTAACGTAGGAATGTTCATACTCTTCACACGCGATTTGAACAAATCTACGGAATTGGAAAGTTTAACACCGTGACCGGCGAGTAGCACTGGTCGTTTTGAGTTTTGGATAAGTTTGACAACCTTTTCTATGTCATCAACGTTGGGGTATACCTTCGAAGTATTCGAAGGATTCCAAATTCGAGTCTGGACGATCGCTGATTGAACATCAAAAGGAACATCTAACAGTACAGGTCCCTTGCGATCAGACATTGCAATGTTATACGCAGATTCCAAATCATTCTGAATAGTAGATGGTTCCACAAGTTTTGCATGCTTCGTCGTTTTAGAAACCATGTGAACCATATCAAATCCCTGAGTTCCGTACATTCTTCGTGAACCATGATTCTTCACATATTCAGTCTTCTCTTGTCCAGAAAAAATCAATGTAGGTACAGAATCAGCCCATAAACTTACTATACCAGTTACAGCATTGGTAGCTCCACCCCCCGCTGTCACTAACGCAACTGCCATTTTACCAGAAGTTCTATAATACGCACCCGCAGCCAGAACCGCAGCCTGTTCGTTGTGTGTATTAAAAATTTTGATACCGGATTCGGCACACGAATTGTAAATGTGGGAATTTGCAGATCCAATTATACCAAAAACGGTAGTGATACCTTTTTCAAGTAAGAAAGATACAATCACGTCACTAACTTTACTCATATCTCCTAGAATACGATTGACGAGTACTTTTAAGTATTTATATGTCGAGAATGTTATCATATTCATTTACAGTTTTTGTACGACTATTCCTCAAAGTGAAAACCTTTTTTGCGACTTCTATCGCGGCACAATTAATCACATCCAAATTTCCCGCGTATTTGGATAAATAATCCTCGGAACCGAATACCTTCACAGATACCATCAACACGTTTTCAGAGATGTATGTAGGTTTAACCTCTGGTGTATATCCATTCACGTAAGTTTGCATTTGTTTTATGAATTCATCGTAATCTTCAAAATTACCACCTTGAGTTTCAATAAATAAAGTTGTCTGCATCACAGTTTCAGGGAATGGATTTACGTTAAGAATCACCTTACACTTGTCTATACCTACGAGCATCTTGATGGCACTTTCAGTCGTATGAATGTATTTGTCAACATTTATACGGGTAGCCATACCTGCGCTATCAGACGAAATCTGAGTAACAACCTCGGCGTATCTAATGTTACACTTCGCTGATAGGTATTTTAAAAGTGGTATAGACACCTGTCCACCACACGTCACCATATTAACATTCAATGTATGTCCTAAACAGTCACAGTTTACATTTGGAACACACATTCTACCAACTTTAGATGGAGTCATGTCTATCACATGTATATTCTGTGAAAGAAATACCTCGGCATTACTTTTAGCGGTAGAAGCATCTGTACAATCAAAAACAATATCACACACACCAGGATTATCTTTGAAGTGCTGAATTCCTGTCGAATAATATGAAACACCTTCAGGTAATTCTTTTGTAGATTCTCGACGCCCAACAAAGGCGACCACTTTACAGAAAGGGATTTTCAACAGTTTGTAAAGTAGGTCCGTGCCTATATTTCCAGTCCCTATTATTGCTACACGCATCTTAGTCAGTTATTACAATTAATCTTTAAATGTATAACTTTCACCCAAACTACTTGGATCTTTCACCTCCCAAGTAGCCCCAAATCTTTCTGCCCATTGAGACAACAGAAGTTTCTCCGGGTAGACGAGATTACACACCTTTGGCATCTCCCATTTAGACGACACATACTCTTCAACCATTTTTTTAACATCCTCGATGTCGATGAAGTCAAAATATCTGTCTTGATCGATGACGACATGCCCTTCACGCTTACACACAGCGCTGAACCGCGTTGGTAGTTCTCCGGGACCGTAACATCCCCAAATACGGAGTACATGGGCATTTGGAATTGTGTCTATCCTATGTTCGATTAGACGCTTTGAAAGTCCGTACGGATCCGTAGGTGGATCTCCTCGCAAAGCTGCACCACTGGAAAAGTAAAGTATCCTCCCTTTGAATGCGCGAGCAACACTCTCAAACATTAAGATATTTTTGTAAAACACTTCCCCATTATCGGGTTTCAAACGACTCCCACCAATGACTGCACAATGAATGACTACATCATACTCACACTGTTCGAAGTACTTCTCAACTGCTCCTGGGTCTGTGAGATCGAGTTCTTGATGAGTGACACCCACCCAATCTGTATCTCGAAGTAAGTTCTTACCAATGAAACCACCTGCACCGAGGACACACACCTTCATTTGGGTTAAAGAGTTGCCCAGTCTTTAAATTATATGGAACAGAGTCAATTCGCTCCAGACATTGCCAAGATTAATCATAACGCCGGATTTTTCTCTTGTTGTAGTGTTCGCCTAGGTTCAATCGTTCATTATTTCAACAACGAGAAAAAGCTTCCAAAGTACGTTGACAGCTCCACTCAATATAGATGGTACAAAGAATTGAACACCGATGTCACATTCCAATATTTCAAACACTATAATGAAATGGACCAAGTGATCGAACACAAGGGTGATGTGGATTTTCATGATACGAAGCAGTTCAGTTTTTACAAAGATCTCGACTTTGAGAAGATCAATCCACTCATTGAAAAGTATTTCTCACCTTCAAAGATTGTCCAAACTAAAATTGATGCAATCATCGAGAAGTACGACATAGATTTTGAGAATACCTGTACTCTCTTCCACAGAGGTCTCGATAAAGCGACGGAAACTGAGATCTGCAGCTATGAAGATAAGCTTGAGAAAGCTAAAGAACTCTTGAAGGAAAATCCGAACATTCGTTTCCTCATTCAAAGTGATGAAACTGGTTTTATAGAGAAAGCTCAAGAGACATTTCCGGACAACTCGTTTTATTGTAAAGACGAAATCTTTCATATGGAACACGATACTAAGACACTTGTCGATCACAAGTTTAGAGGAAATCCGGAAGACAGAGCTCAAAATCTATTGGCTGTCCTCATGATCATGTCCAAATGTAAACATGTCATTGTAAGTTCCGGAAATTGTGATCTATGGACCATACTTTTCCGTGGAAACGCCACAAATGTAACACAATTCTTTAAGAATGAATGGGTTAAAAGCGACTAAACACTTATGTTCATATGAGAACTTTCACAGATGAAAGAGGTGAGATCATATTTAACGTGGACAAACCACCATTCGAGATAAAACAATGTTTCTCGAGTATTAATAAAAAGAATGTTCTTCGTGGACTCCACTGCAGTCCATATCCAAAATTCATCACTGTAAATCGAGGAAAAATCTTTGATGTCGTGGTACAACCCGATGGTTCATATGATGCGTATATTCTCAAGGCTGGTGATTCCCTTCTCGTCGAAGCTGATTGTGCACACGGATACTTTTGCTACGAAGAGAGTGAAGTGTTATATTTTCTGGGGAACACCTATGATCCGACACTCGAAAAAAATTACATCTGGAATGACCCTATATTGGGTATTGAATGGCCACAAGAAACCAAACACGCGGTCATTTCTAAAAAGGATCTCTCCAATAAAACATTTATAGAAATCGATACGGTCATCCTCGGATCGAATGGATACATAGGTAAACATCTCCTAAGACACATTCCAAAAAGTATGGGTCTCGATACCCGATTAGAAAACATAGATGAATTGAAAAAGTATCTCAAAATACTCAAACCTAAAAACATCATATCTGCTGCAGGAATCTCTGGAAAACCAACCATCGATTGGTGTGAAACTCATAAAGATGAAACAATTTTTACGAATGTGACGTGTCAGTTACAACTCATACACCTCTGTAAAGAGCTGGGTATACACCTCACCCTAATAGGCTCCGGGGCAGTGTATAACGGCAACAAACTATTCACAGAAGAAGATGAACCGACATTCAAAGGGACATTTTATTCGAGAGCTCGGGTCGTTCTAGAAGATGTCATTCGAAGTACATACATCGAAGATGTCTTGTATTTGAGAGTTTTGTACCCAATCACGGGTGACGGAGATCATAGGTGTTTTATGGAAAAACTAAAGACTCGGAGATCTAACATCCACGATACGAAGGTTACTGTATCGGTATTACCATCTCTTCTCCCTAAATTACCCCCACTCTTGGATCAAAAAGTCACTGGTATATTGAACTTTGTCAATGATGATGTCATTTCTTTGTCAGAACTTTTACAAAAAGAAAATATAAAACACACTGTGAGTTCCGAAAAATCGAATCGAGGTATGTGTTGTCTCGACACAACTAAACTCAAGAAGTTTATAGATGTTGAGAGTGTTATAGCCTTAAAGAAATTGGCATAACTATTGTCATAATGACCAAGAAAGTCTGGTATGCTCCAAACCGCTTCGAATCGTATGGTGAAGAGGAAATTAAGGCTGTTGAGAATTGTCTTCGCGACGGCTGGCTCGCTGGCTTTGGTGATCGTACTGTTGAGTTTGAGAAGAGGGTCACCAAACTCTTCGGAAAAAAACATGGCCTCTTTGTAAACTCTGGAAGTAGTGCGATTCTCCTCGGTCTCTGTGCTCTCGATCTCCCTAAAGGTTCCGAGGTTGTCACCCCCGCTTGTGGATTTGCCACAACTGTCGCCCCTCTCATGCAACTGGGTCTCAAACCCGTGTTCTGTGATGTTGGTCTCACCACCTATGTACCCACCGTTGAACATCTCAAGAAAGTCGTGACACCCGAGACGAAGTGCCTCCTCCTCCCCAATCTGATTGGGAATGTTCCCGATTGGGAAGCGATTCGTGAGGCTTTCCCCAACTTGATCCTTTTCGAGGATTCTGCCGACACCATCACTCGGACAGACTGTACAGACATCAGTACGACAAGCTTTTACGCAAGTCATGTTATTACCGCTGGTGGTGTAGGTGGTATGGTTATGTTTAACAAAGAGAAGCATCTCAAGAGGGCTCTCATGTTTAGGGATTGGGGTCGCATCGGTGATAACATCGAAGAACCCAGCGAACGCTTCAATCACTCGGTAGATGGCATTCCCTATGATTGGAAATTTCTCTATGGCGTCGCTGGGTACCATCTCAAGGCTTGTGAAATGAATGCCGCCTTTGGCCTCGTACAACTCGACAAGTTGGATGGTTTCCTCAAGAAGAGGCGTCAGAACGTGGAGAGGTATTTGGACAATCTCAAGGATTGCCCCTATTACACACTTCCCGACGACTCGATGGCACCCAACTGGCTTGCCATTCCCCTCCAATGCCCAGATCGTCTTCAACTCCTAAAGTATCTCGAAAGGAACGGTGTTCAGACACGCGTCACTTTTGCTGGAAACATCACAAGACATCCAGCCTTCAGGGAATATCTAGGCGAATTTGAAACCGCTGATAAGATCATGAAAGATGGTTTCCTTCTTGGAGCTCACCATGGTATGACTATCGACGATGTTGATCGTGTGTGTAATCTACTTAAAAATTTTGCCGACCATAAGTTAAACGGGAAATGTACTCTAATGTGATGGTCACTGGTGGATGTGGTTTCATCGCATCCAATTTCCTGAATATCATGAAGGGGAGGTATCCTCACACCCATTTTGTAAATGTTGATAAACTCGACTACTGTTCAAATGTTCAAAATGTAGAACCCGGGGTTGCCACGTTTGTCAAGGGTAACGTGGGTGATGCCAATCTTATGGAAGATCTAATCAAAAAATATCAGTTTGACGCCGTGTTTCATTTCGCAGCTCAGAGTCACGTTGATAACTCGTTTGAGAATGCTATTTCATTCACCATGGACAATACACACGCGACACACGTACTCATAGAAGCGTGTCGACAATTTATTCCCAGTGTTGAGTTTATTCACTTCAGTACAGATGAAGTGTATGGCGAATCCAAGACAGATGTTCCTTTCACAGAAGAGGAGGGTGTGCTTCGACCCACCAACCCTTATTCAGCATCTAAGGCGGCTGCTGAAATGATTGTTCGTTCGTATATCGAATCCTTTGGTATGAACATCAAAGTGATTCGCTGTAATAACGTCTATGGTCCCAATCAGTATCCCGAAAAACTCATTCCGAAGTTCAAGAGACTTCTGAGAGAGGGTAGAAGATGTACCATCCATGGTTCTAGATGTGCAACAATTAAGCGAGCATTTATGCATGTCGAAGATGTTGTTGACGCCGTAGAAGTTGTTTGGAAGGGGGGTACACCAGGTGAAGTCTATAACATCGCATCTGATGATGAACTCACTGTCATGGAAGTGACAAAAATGATCATCGAAACCGTCAAGGAAACTACTGACTATGATAAATGGATTAGATACGTCGATGATCGCCCATTTAACGATCAGAGGTATTACATCTGTGCCAATAAATTGAAAAGCTTGGGGTGGAAACAAAAGAAGACTAGAGAAGATTTGAAGAAGTTTTTGAGTGTTTAAAGAAAAGATCAATCGTATACACATAATGACATACTACCTTCCCGATTCCGTGGGTTGGGGCAATGTCGCTCTATGTATATCTGACCTTGTACATAGAAGTCCTAGACCCCGTGTGTTCAAAAACCTGAACGATGTTGATCGTGGTGTCATCTTTTCGGGTTTTGAAGTGACTGACGACCCCAATGAAGAACGTTTTGAACCTAGGTGCATTGTAAATCCACAATACTATCACCTTGTTCATTCAAATCTCATCCAAATCATAAAACCTAATAAAGACCTCGAAGAACTCATCAAAAAGTATGATCATGGTCTTACCCATGGAATACATATACGGCGTGGCGCGTGCTCCAAAGATTCTGCAGACATTGGATGCCACGGCCTAGATGAAAATGGAAATATCAAACCCGCTTACTTTGCTAAAGATAGTGCATTGAACAAATTTGTTGAAGTTGTTCAAAAAACCGATGCAAAGTTTTTCTTGGCAAGCGACAGTCAGGATGTAAAGAAAATGTTCAAGGAACGCTTTCCAGATAAAATTGTCACTCTCGATCATGAAATCGCGTTGACCTATGATTGCAACTTTCTAAAAAATCATGGAATACCCAAAGAAGTGCGTTATGGTGCATACCTCGATTGGTTTTTACTCACCAAATGTAGAGAACTCTATATCACAGCCGGTAACCAAGATCTTACAGACCTTTCGACTTTCGGATATAGTGCGGGTGCGTATGGAAGGTGTAACATACACTTTGTGTTCAACTAAAAATTCATAATGTTAAGCTTGTACTCGGGGTCGTCATCAACGATATAGTTCACATTCTTGATGTCAACCTTCTTTCCGTACAATTCAAAAAACTTTTCATCAACTTTCTTCTTCCTTTCCAAGAATGTTTGGTACTCGTTGAGAAGATTGTTGAAGTTTATCTTGGGTAGAGTCCCATAGTTTTGTATGTACGCAACCCAATTACCAGTCTTTCGTGTATCATGATCAAGTGTCGTAAACTTTTCAATTTGAGAAGTCTGGTGACATATGGGAACATTCAAAATAGGTTTACCCTGTGCCATCATGAAACCATGCCAGATGATATCTATGGCTTGCTCTACATTGAGATTTGTCATGAACTTCAAAGCACACTCCAAAGAAAACCAAGCACCCTCACACCCACCGTTGTTGGGTAATCTGTAGACGGCTCCTTGCTGTGGTTTGAGATCAAAAAAGTGGGATGTTCCCATGTTTAAGAAACCATTCGCTGAAACTTCATTGGGAATACTCTCGAAAATTTCAATCCAGTCTTTGTGAAATACCACGTCATCATCGATAAGTAGAGCAGAATCAATGCGTTCATCTATCATCTGCTTCAACATGAAAAGTGTTTTAATCAGGTTACTCGTGAGTTTCGTACCATAAGGAAGTTTCAATTTTGTGTTGAACCATTCAACAAATGGATGGTCATGGTTGTAATCCTCGAACCAACGAATATCCTCTATGGGAACACGCTCCTTGAGATGTTCGAGTAAAAATACCTTTCGTTCTGGTGAAAGATTCGGACAATGCTTCACAAAGAGAACCTTTGGTATTTTCATATACAGGAGAAGTCAATATTTTCTCTAAGTAATATAATAAGACAATGTCTCGTTTCGGAGCAATGCGTTCAATGGCTGGTCAAATGGGTACATCTATGTACGGCGCCGCTGGTCGAGCGGGTACTGCCATGCAGGGCACCGCCGCATATCAAAGTGCTGCCAAAACGGCAGGTCAGAAGGTGGCCATGGATATCAACTGGGGTACCATAGGTATTATCCTCTTCCTCGGTTTCTTCTATATGGTCATCGCCTCCCTAGGCATCGACACATTCTCGAAGTGTGATGAACTACAGGGTAAGACCGTTCAAGAGAACCTGAACAAATGGCTTATCGCCACACTCGCGATCGCTCTCGCGATTCCTTTCACTCTGTTTATCACGAAGGTTGCGGGATCCAAGAAGCTTGGTGCGTTCACATTCATCTACGCCGTCATGGGTCTCATCGGTAGTGCCGCGACTCTAAACTGGGTTCGCAATTGCAAGGCTGCCAAGAAGGATCAATCCAAGTTGGTCTATAGTGGCCTCAACGTGGCCTCGTTCTCATGTGTGCTGCTCATTTCCCTGTTTTTATTCGCGAGCAAGGGTAAGAAGGCATGAAGCCCATTGCCTATAACGTCTACGTCCTCATGATGTTCTTGGCCTACGTGATGCGTAGAGCAGGGACATTTTCCATGGAGGAAAAGGTGAAAATGATTGAATTTTTAAGTTACATGGCACTCAACCCCAACAGAGTGGTGAATCCCAACATCGCGAGCCTCCCGTTCTTCAACTCCGCCTCGGGGGTGAACGACCAGAACTCCTCATCAGTGAAATCCTTGACCGTGATGAGCGAAGCCGCAGCCAGGGTCGTCACGACACCAGTGGCAGCCGCCGCATACATAGGGTCGTCAACCTGCTGAAGAATGTTTTCACCAGACATCACCCAATTCATAGAACCCCAAAGCATCCCTTGCATCGCCGCGCGTCCATTCACGACCTCGGCGAAGCGAGCAACCTTGGGAGCAGGCTTAGGTGTCACAGCAGGTGGACGCTGGATCTTCTTGGACTTGACAGTTGGTGAAACCTTAGTGGTGGGCTTAACACTGGAACAAATGAGAATGCTCATTACTGATTTACTTGCGAATCTTTTCCTTAAGTGAGATCTTGTTCAGGATGTACAGCTGGACAGCAATACCTGTTGAAGTGTAAACGGTAGTCATGTTGAGACCATATCTTCTATACTGATGCACAAACCATAATAAACTGGATAAAAGACCCAAGAGTATCATATTCTTTCGTTCGACGTCAATCTTATCAGATTCTTCAAGATCTTTATACATCAGAACGAATCCTATACCAAACGCGATACTCGCGATAATGTCGTTTATATCCATCATTTATTATGTGTACACATAATAAAATGGAAGCACTTTTACAAAAGTTTTCTGGAAAGATTGACGCTCAAAGTCTCATCAAGACGGTTGAAGAACTCAAGATTGAATATCTTGACGATGGTCTCACCAAGGAGGATATCCCTCCCATCGTCTCTCGACTCATGATGGAGACTGCCAAGTTCACGGGACTCTCCGGTCTCCAGAAGAAGAAGTTGGTCATCAACGTGCTGTACCACCTCATCGAACAGATTGATGATGGTGAGAAGGACTCGGAGTTTGAAATTATGCTCAAGGCCCTCGTCCCCCCAATCATTGACGGCTTCGCCACTTTACTCAAAGCCAATAAAGCTGTAGCCAAGTGCTTACCCTGTCTCGCTTAAGGATATGACACGACAGTACTGTAGAATGCGATTTCCTTCACTGGAGGTTATGATTCGATACGGAATCTATACAGTAAAGGAACTTGAAAAATTCGCCAAAGGACTTACCCCAAAAAGAAAAATTAACATCCTAAGTGAGTGTACAAGGTGTGATTTTGTATACGACGGTCCAATGTGCATGAACTGCCACCCATGAAGTATTGTCAGGTGACGAGCTACATGTCCAAAGGACCAGTCGTCATCAGTAATAATCACATGTGTGCAGAGAGACAACTCATACGCCGCCTTTACCGAGAATGTATGAAAAAGGGTTACAAACCTCATCAATTTACAGAGTGGCTCCATAGGAAACATGGTGAATTGGTAATCGAACGCAAAAATATTCACGGTGATGCGGTGTCGTTGCCATGTGTCCTATGCAGAAAAGCTATGGAGAGGTTTAATATATGTTGGGCGGCCCACGATGGCACACAGTGGGTTCATAGTAAAAAATCGGAATATCTTCCACCTTCCATACCAACCGCTAAACAGAAGAGAATGTTAGGTTTTGGGTGTAATAATCAAACCTAGTGCAGATTCTAGATTATTGTGTGATCTCTTGAGTGGCTTTGTTCGCTTGAGTTTTAGTGCGTTGTTATTCGAAGTCGAATTCTTTATTTCATCCATCTTCTTTGTGTTTGAAATAATGGGTATTAGTTTATCAACAGCGGGTTGTGTGGGTATCTCCTTTGGTTTTTCAACATCGATCGTATTGTTTTTCCTAAAGTCTTCTATCGTCAAGTCCCCACCAAACTCTTTGAGACTAAATCTATGAGGAGCAGGTTTTATGGACCCAATTTGATTGAACATCTTCTTTCGCATCATCACAATGTTTCCACATATGAGACCACCTCGACTGAGGCCATATCTTTCTAATGCATAAGATTTCATACAACTCCATGAACAAAAGTTACCAGTTGTATGAAATGTGTTTCGTCTTTCGTCATGTTTAAATGGCATCTGTAGGGGTGTCCCCTCAAAATCATGACAACACCACCAACACCACATACTTTAAAAAAATGTCTAAGTCTTTAAGCCTTTCAAATTATACTCATTAAAGCATCTACATCCTCTTGAGTAATACCCCTCTCCTCAATCATCTTCTTCACTTCAAGATTTTCTTCAACTTCCTCTTCGGGAGTGGGGCCAGCGGAAGGACCCACATCACCTTCATAAGATTCTCGCATCCTGAAGAGTAGGATGAGAGCGACGAGTACAGCTACCGCTACGAGGATAGTTCCAGTTCTATTCTTCATTATAGTTTAACTCCACATTTTAATTACCGTCTTCGGCGGCCACCTCCACCCATCATCATCATCATAAGTAATAAGCAACAACATAAAACGACAACTCCACCGACAGCCAGACCAATCTGTGTTTGTTTAGGCATAACCCCAACAGCAGGAGCATCTGCGGGTGCAGCCACAGGAGTGGGAGATCCGGAAGGGGTGGGTGCGGGTGCAGCCACAGGAGTGGGAGATCCAGAGGGGGTGGGTGCGGGTGCAGGTGCAGCTTTCTTCTTGTCCTCCGCAGCCTTCTTGGCATCAGCCTTCTTCTTGGCGTCCAGAGCTGCCTTAGCAGCCGCAGCCTTCTCAGCGTCCCTCCTCTTCTGTACATTGTCTAAAGAGTTTGCACCAGTAAAGTTACACGACTGGATGGCTTTCAGGTCTCCATAGGCTTTTACATTGTCCTGATTCATAACTTGGTTACACACTTCCATCTTCTTTGAACAATTTGGTTTACCGCCACTTGGTATGTATATACCAGCGTTACCACATATATCAGGAACAATACAGTCAGCATTGCCAATATCTTTTACTGTAAGGTTTGAACCTTTCAATAGTTTTTCTAATTCCGAAATTCTCGGAATTATTTCCTTACACCCCGGCCATTTTGGATTCTTTCTACAATTATCTAAAAACCCTGAACCCGTAACATTATAACACTTACACTTTTCATCCATTCGCCCTGTTGCACTTTCACAGTACGATTTAGTTTTTGTATCAGCCAAAGCCTGCTGACCAGCACCTTTTAACATTTGATAACAGGTACGTCCATCCTTGTGAACCACAGTCGATAGATTCTTCGCATCCGCGCAAAAACCATCTGAAGTATCGTATCGTGTTTTGATTCCGAAAACAATTTGATCATAAAGACTTTTGAATTTACCATCATTGTCCTTAGCACCAGCTGTGGTCATCTTAGAATCACCCGACCAGGTTTTTAATTTAGCGCCCATATCACTGGGACCATATTTTTTACAGTATGGCTTCTTTATCGTACGACCAAAAAATCTAATTGTTCTGGTACCCATCTCCGCACACTTTCTCGGGGTAACCACGGCACACTTGTACCCCGCGAACTTACCAGGGAAATGTTGGTCTTTACCCGAGAAACCACTTTCTCCCCCACCGAGTCCAGACACTGATCCTAATCCCGAGCACGCCTGCCCCCCTGTACCATCAGATTTCCACCCAATCTTTGAACTTGTGGGGTTAACACACCAGAATCTTCGCCTGCGTCGGAAGCCACTACTTGTCCTTTCAACGTTGTTATCAGTTTGATAATCTGTACCACAACCATTCCACGAGCCCCGGTCATTTAGTTTTTTTGGATTGTGACCACCATAAAATACAGTATAACCCATTACTATTTATGTAGATTTTTTAATCAGTTGTCCTGTAGATATTTACCCAAATATCGTATCACATTTACACACATTTTCAATTTTTTTATGGAAATTTCCCGAAACTGTTATTCTTTGGTCTTCTGAAGTCTGTATATCGACGTAGTGCATCATGAAACAGGGAAATATGATGATATCCCCCTGTTGAACTTCTGGTATAAAAGCTGGGCGAAACTCTGGTACCATTTCCACCAAATCACGAAATATATCGGGGGCGAGTGAGGGATTTACAAATACAAACTTGGCGTCTTTTTCAGGATCATACTTTGCGAAGTATGTAAAACTGAACATAACTTGGGAATTTGATAGTCTATGGTCATCATCTAGATTTGTATGACAGTGTACATCCTGACCCTGTCCTGGTTTATAGATGTTTAGCCAATATGCCTTAGACATAGTGTGATTACAATTGTTGTTGCCACATTCATTTAGTGTCAACATTTCACTCGGAATATTCAAATCTTTTGAAAACTTTTCAATACATTTATTTATCTCTTCTTCTACGTACATATTCCGTTCTTCGGGGGTTGAAGTCATGGATGTCGCATTCCATTCATCGGAAGTGTCTACCGGTTTTATCAGTTCTATCGTCTTCAATACTTCTTCTAGTGCTTTATCCTGATTTTCAAATGAATATTTAAATACGGGGAATCCCCAAACATCCAGTTTCATCTACTTGTAGTATGAAAATGATTTTGGAGATATGTCGTACGTAGATATCATGCAGGGGTCTCGTTTAAGAGGAATGAATATATTAAATCACTAAGTTCGACTCTATTTTCAGCTTTTGCTAAATTGTATGCGATCAAAATAAATTCTTTATCGTTCGAGAATTCTTCAAGTTTGGTTTTTACATAGTCTGGTTCAATGTCACCATCACGCTCTATATATTTTACTAGTTTATCCACATCTTCAGTGGAGTAGAACTCAACCTTCTCCTGACGATTGTTAAAATACACCCATATGACGAGTGCGACTACAGCTAAAAAAAGTGGGAATCGCTTCATGATTTATATGTAACTGACATTTTAAATAAGAAACTTTTTGATAGACTCAATCTTTTTCTTTTTTTCCTGCTCCTTCATACCCTCGACACGCTTCATACCCACAAGGACAATCAGGATCGCTAGAACTATGATAAGATAGTTATTCATTATAGTATAGAAGTGGAAAATAATTAGAGAGTCTTGACAAGTTCCACGAGCTCAGCCCGTTTACCTGTTTTCGCTAGAGTATAGGCAGCCCGAATAAAATCTTCATCATCCGTGAGTTGTTGTGATCGGATCATCACTTGGATACCATCCAACTTTTCTTTTTCAACATAGGCGAGTAAATTCTCTTTACTCATTTCATAATTTTCCCTGAGTTTACGACCCTGCATATATTTCATAACCATCCACACACATACGAGGATGACAGCGACGATTAAAATATTCCGATTGAGGTTACTGGTCTTCATTATAATTTACTGTATATTTTTTTTTCTCAGGGAATAACAAATGGTACTCGGTCTTTTTGGTAAAAATAAATCCAGTAAGGAGACTACTATTGAAAACATAGTTGTAAACAGCACAACATTCAATGTCCTGAACCGAACTGAAAACGTTTCTTCGTCGCGGATCATTTCCAAACAGAATATCGACATTAACGGTGCTACATTCATATGTAAAAACGCCAATATGAATCAAATCGCAAACCTCGATGTGAAGGTTATGGCTAAATTCGAAGGTAAAGATGCTGCCAAACTGGTTGATAATATCATGAATGTTTTGGATAGTAAACTGGATGAAGAACTTAAGCAGGCGTCTGGTTTCCTGGGAATTGGTGGTGGAAATGAATCTAAAATGAAAACAAACGTTAAAACTAGTGTCACAAATGATTTGAAGAAAAATATCACAAATGAAACTATCAATAAACTCGCCAGCGAGATTGCTGTTGGTCAGAAACTTAAAGTTCAGAACTTAATTGTAGACCCTTGTGGTAAGGGACCTGGTCTTAAAATAGCGGAAAAATTAATGGAAGAGGGTAAATTATCGTTCAAGGACTTTATGGCAAGCACTGCAGACGCGTGTGACGCGGAATGTGGTGAAATTGATCAGGATGTACAGATTAAGTTTGTATCTGAGCAGGTTGCCTCCAAAATCAATGAAACAATTGCTGAAAACAAAACGGTCCAGCAACTCAAGCAGGATATTGCGTCTAAGCAGGAGCAGGAGCAAACGGGTATTGGTGGAGCTGTTGCAAAAGGTGCGAAAGGTATAGGTGAAGGTGTTGGCACCGCTGCCAAGGGTGCTGGTGAGGGCGTTGGCACCGCGGCTGAAGGTGTCGGAAAGGGTGTTGGTAATGTCTTCAGTGCTGGTTCCGCACCTTCGATCGCATCAGCTGTTGTCTCGTGTATTATGGTGATCGCAGCTGGGGCGTTCGCTATGTCCCCCGCCGGTCAAAATGCGGTGAAGAGTGCGGGTAAGGGACGTTGACTTATAGATTAAACTAGTACTACAATAAATGTATCATAAAGAGGTTATTTTTGAAACGGTCGATAATAAACAAGTCGTCTACACGAGAAATAATTACGATACAGTCAAAAGTGTTTCTTGGAAGGATGTCAAACTAAAAGTTTCAAATGAAATCAGACGAGATTCTGGATTGATGATTAACGGAAATAGGTATTCATTCGTTTGTCATAACGACTATCTTCCAGGAACACTCAAGCCCGCCTACCAAGAAGTTGGTCTAGAGGAAATGCACATATACATTTCATTTTCCGATAGTGCAGAAACTTTCGGTAGACACAATGATGAAGATGATGTACTAATCGTACAGAGTATAGGAAAAATGGCGTACAGGTTTGATAATGGTAAAATTTGTATGTTATCACCTGGTGATAGTCTATTCATTCCAGCCGGTGTGTATCACGACCCAATCGTACATGAACCGAGAGTAACCCTGAGTTTCTCGGATTAAAATCCATTCGTAATTATCCCGTCCACTCCATACCTATACATATACTCCAACTCCTTGTCTTCTTTGTGTGTATAGGTGTATACTTTGATTTCCTTCATATTGCAGTACCTTATGAAGTCGTGATCAAGACATGTCCAATGAAGCACTACTGCCTGAAGATCTTGGGTGACCCTTTCGTATTCACTTTCGTGGAAAGTTGTCTCGAAAGTTGAACCCTTATTAAATCTTCGTGGTAAGTTGTAAAGTATCTTTCGATTGAAACTACAAAAGAAAACATGGGTAGTTGATTCCGTCTGGTAAAATATCTCAAGTGCTCTCACAACTCCGAGATCATCCCCTTTGATATCGATTAATACCAGTGTCTTCCGTATTTCCGGAATCTTCTCATAGACCTGTTGAAGTGAACATACACCAAGTCCCTCGAGTTCTTCCAATGTCATATCAGAAACAAAATGATCACCGAGATACACGTCGTGGTGTAGCACAAGTTCACCCGTCGCACAGAGTTGTACATCAATCTCAACACCATCATAGTCCAGATGGATTGCCTGACGAATCGCTTCAATACTGTTATCCCTGTACTTGATCGAATATCCCCGATGTGCTATACACTTCATCCTAATTTAAAGAAATATTAATCCTTTATACCAATGATTTTAAGTATCGACGTTGGTACAAAGAATTTGGCCCTTTGTCTTCTTGATGATAAAGCTGGAAACATTGTGAGACATTGGGATGTCGATGGTATTCCACCACAACATGCGGACGGTGTCTATGTGTCCCTCCGCAACCACCTTGATGAGAGACCTTGGGTGCTCACCGCCGATACCATCCTTATCGAGAAGCAACCTGAAAGAAACAAGAAGATGGTTTCTGTGATGCACTTCCTCCATGCGTACTTTATTATTAGGTGTCCCAAAGCTGAAACGATTCTCTATGATGCTCGCCACAAGATCCCCGATGTTGCAGGCCCAGGGAAAGCACAGTACAACAAGAGAAAGAAGGTTGCCATCCAAAGGTGTGAAGAGTTTATTCGTTCGGGTCCCACGAATGCACACTGGCTCGATACATTCCTCAAGTCGAAGAAGAAGGATGATCTCGCAGATACTGTCATGCAGGCTCTCTCCTTTGTCAATAGGGTTGAGGTTCTACCGGCTTCCAAAAAGAAGAAGACCACAAAATTGGTCCCTCGTCGCCCCAATGAAAATCAAAAGATGACAAAGTATTCCAAATCGAACCTGGCATGGATTTATTTAAACAAACCTGAATGTGAATGCCTCGAAAATAACAAGAGATTTATGAAAGACCTCAAGAGGTACTACCGAGACCTAAGTGAATTCGTGAAAGAACTAAAGTAGAAAAATGTCTCTCTCCATCCGCATGTCCGCCGTGAACAAGCCCCACATCGACAAGGTTATCAAAAGTAACAAGCGTCTCAAGTCTGCGTTTCATACGAGAAAGCCTAACAGGAACACTCATCGTGTGGCCCTTGACGAACTTGATACATTCCTGGAACTTGTGGATGAAGCCATGGATGCCATGAATGAGACGAAGGCTGAAATCGAAAAGACTCAAGAAAAGCTGTATAAGCTCTATGATTTTTGTGGAGAGGTACCACTAGATGACGAGTGTCTCTATTAAAGATTTGAACACATAGATATGTATAATGCAAAAAGTCCTCGACCATGGATTCGTCAGACTCGTGGATCACATGCCTCAAAAAGATCTGGATTCGTCCATCGTCCAATCAGCGCGCGTCTCCTATGGTGACGGCACCAAAACCTCTCGTGGAGACCGTGGTCTCATCCGTTACCTCCTACGTCACTGGCACACAACCCCTTTTGAAATGGTCGACTTTAAATTTCACATCAAAATGCCCATCTACATCGCCCGACAACACCTTCGGCACCGCACCGCCAGTGTGAATGAGTTGTCTGCTCGGTACTCGGTGGTTCCCAAGGAGTACTACGAACCTGATACGTACCGTGGTCAGTCCCAGGTGAATCATCAAGGTTCCGAGGGTGTGGTGGAACTCAATGGCGACCTAGACAAAAAAGTGGCTGACCAGCTGAGTAACTCTTTTGATGTCTACGAGGAACTCCTGGAGAATGGCACCTGTCGCGAACAAGCTCGTGGTACCCTCCCTCAATCGACCTATACCGAATTTTACTGGAAAATTAACTTACACAACCTCCTCCACTACCTCCACCTCCGTATGGATGCCCACGCCCAACAGGAAATTCGAGATTATGCCACGGCCATCTTTGACTTGGTGAAGCCTCTCGTTCCCGTCACAATGGAGGCGTTCGTGGACTTCAGGGTCAATGCGATGCAGCTCACGGGTCCCGAGATTGAGGCGTTAGCCACTGGGAAGGAGATTGAGTCCCCCGGTGAGCGTCGTGAGTTTCAGGAGAAGTTGAAACGCTTAAAAATAAATGTCAATACAAAGTAAAATGCTTGCCATTACAAACACATTCACAGTATTCGCCGCGAACAACAAAAAGAAAAACAACGGTTTCAAGAAACTTGGTAAGAAGGTTCAGAAGCAGCGCCAGGGTGACGTTGACAGGATCAAGGATAAACTCACTGATATTGCCAAGGACGAAACTGAACGCGTGAAAGAGGTTTTCCAGGAGCACAAGAAACTTTTTGAAAAGGCTAAGCCAGTCAAGAAAGTCGGTAAAAAGTCTATCGATTTTTACGAAAAGTAAACCACATCGTGCATAAAACAAAGACGAGTGCCAGTGGTGTGTCATTGAAACTTTGTGCAAGGACTGCACAAGCTACGCTATACTGCACAGTGCGAAGTTCCCTTCTCGTCTTCATCATAGATCTCTTCATAGCTGCTCTGGATTTTTCCAAACCCAGAACAGTTGTACTTATCTTTCCAATTTTAGATGGAATCTCCGTCGTCTTCATTAACATTTCACTCACATCGATGGAATCTACAAATTGTTGCTGAATCATTGGTTCTAGGTAGGTGAAATAGTTGAAATCTGGATCCAATTGAAGACAGATACCTTCTATAATGGAGAAGGACTTTGCTAGATATACAAAACTTGTTGGTACAACAAAGGGTTTTTCTTCAGCCAGTTGAACAGCGAGCTCATCATTCATGATACCCGAGCCATCCAAGGTTTCCAGGTATCCCAAGATAGTTTCAAAAAACATCTCGATGTCAGATACATCTGAGGTTGTTGGTACAATGACACCCAACTTGATGAGTGTATCCACGATGCCTGCTGTATCGCGTGTGATGATCGACCCGAAAAGACTCTTAAACCCATTTCTCAATTCTTCTGATAATGTTACAAGTAGACCAAAGTCATAAAATACAAGTTTACCCCTAGATGAAAATCCCAAGTTCCCTGGATGTGGATCAGCATGAAAGAGACCGTTCTCCATAGTTTGAATGACGTACGAATTAATGAGTGCTTCACAAACTTTCTTTTTGTTCACTTTTTTGTCTGTGATCTCCGTCAACTTTGTCGATGGAACATACTCCATGACAATCATGTCGTCATTCGAATACTTTTTGTAAATCTTGGGAACTTTCACCCATTCGACATCTTTCATACTCTTTCTAAACTTGACAGCATTGTCAATTTCTTGTTGATAGTCTGCCTCACCCAAGAGATACTGAATAGATTCATCGAGTACATAACCAGAACTATTCCCTGTATCGATACCAATGCGCTCCAAAAAGTGTACGATATTGCGTATGGTATCGGTATCCTCCTTCATTATGTCCAAGATTCCTGGGCGTTTTAATTTTACAACAACTTTTTTACCATTTTGAAGTACAGCCATATGTACTTGCCCAATACTCGCGGACTTAAAAGGTACTGGATCAAATTCTTTGAAAATATCGTAATCTACACAGGTATCGATTTCCACGGGAGGGACGTCATCTTGCAATGATTCCAACTCTTTTGTAAATTCTGGTGGATAGAGATCCCCTCTCGTCGAAGCGATTTGACCTAATTTTACAAATGTTGGTCCAAGTTCGAGGAGTTCCCCTTTTGTCCAGCGACCAAGTTCAGATTTATTTTGTACAGTGGCGTTCTTCCATAGAAACTTACCAGCAAACTTCCATGTTTTCAGTTTTCTATTTGGAACTTTGACTGGTACATGTTGAGCAACACATAACATTCTATTACTTGTGGAGGTTTTTATTTTCTTAAGTTATATAAATGGTAAAAATTTCAAACGCATTTTCACCCGTGACTAGACCAGCAGAATTGTTCGTGAACTCCCAACCTGTCTTTTTTTCCTTGATCATCCTTTACCAAGGTCTATTCTCTGGTAATGCGATTGAAATTCCTAAGAGGCTCAAGGCGTTATTCGACAACAAAACATTCAGGTTCGTATCTCTCATGCTTATCGCGTTCAGTGCGACCAAGGATATCGAGTACGCACTCTTGTCGACTGTGATTTTCCTAGCTGTCATCTATGCTTTCAAAACTCCCGAAGAGCGTAAAAAGACCGGTCTGATTTAATTTGTCAGGTAAAAGTAGAATGAAGATTCATATAGTTGGCGCCGGTCCAACGGGTATGTCCCTCGCGTGGGAAATTTGTAGAACAGGGGAACACGATGTTACCATCTATGATCGAAAAGTGTCAGCGGGTGGTTCCTGGTGGGAACCTGATACAGAGGTTCGAGATCTTCACGCGCATCGGATTGTTTTCGATCGAGCGTTCATCAACACACAATCACTCTTCAGAGAGATGGGTATTTCATGGGATGAAATGTTTCGAGCTAAAGACAATGGTGAACACGTGAACTATGTACTCCGTTCTCTGAAAGTAAAAGACTATGGTACACTCGTGTCACTTTTTTCAAGAGTACTCGCGCAGCCAAAGAAGTACAAAACTGTTTCAATCAAAGATGCCGTTGGAACCCTAACAGAAAGTGGTCAAGCTTGCATCGAACACCTCCCACTCATTATGGACGGTGTCACTTGGGATGTCATGACTGCCTATGAATTTGTACAAAACTTGAATCATGTGGCTCTCTCACAACCCTGTACGCAGCGGGTTTCTGGTAAAGTCATGTGTGATGCGATGGAAGAAGCACTCCTCAACATAGGTGTGAACTTTGTTTTTGGTACAGAGTTGAATGAGGTTGAGTATGGTGAAGATAGTTTCAGAGCATCCTTTTCTAATGGAATTACGATCGACGATGGTATGCTTTTCCTTTGTCTCGACAATAGCCCGGCATTCAAGTTCATGGGAGACAACTGGGGGTCTGATCTGGTTAAGAACGTGCGAGACAGTACCTATGGAGCGATTAATGTTCTTTTGGATTACGACAAAGTTCCAAAACTCAAATCAGATCTCGAAGTCGCTGCGACTACTCCTTGGAATCTCCAACCCAAACTCTTGTACGGAACGAAAACAATTTCCTGTGTCATCTGCCATCTTACCGAAGAGATTCTTGCGACTGACCCCGAAACATTGAAGGCTGAAGTTGTAAAGCAGCTTGGTGTTCCCGAACCCAAAGAAGTACGCATAGGTTGGGGTGCCGAGTGGAGTGGAGAAAAGTGGGAGTTTTCCCAATCCTCGGGTGTTCTCAGTCTAGACGGACAACTCCCCTTTTTCGGAAAGTGTTCCAAAGTGGCTATGTGTGGTATGATGTCTCCTCGACACACACCTTACTCGAGTATCGAGGCGGCGACAGAGGTTTCCAGACGTCTCAGTCATGAGTGTTTTGGAACACGGGAGCCTCTTCGACCTATACTCCTCTCCCAGGTGATATTGATCACCATCGTATTACTTATAGTTTTAGTCTTAGTCTATCGTAATAGGAATCAATGAAGTTTGTGGCCACTGTCCATGAACCCATGTATGATTTCAATAGTAAAAAGTATATCCGTTTTATAATTCCTGCCAAAGTCTCGGAAATTATAGAACGAATGCATACATTGAAGCAGTATCTTGTCAAGAATCAAAATGTCGACAACCCTCTTGATGGTAATGTCCTCACCGTGAAAGTTCCGTTTCGTTATAGGCGAGTCATGTGTGAGGTCAAAGGTCGACCCATACAATCTCTCGTGAAAGGAGATGAAGTTGAGATTGAGGTTGACTTCAAGGGAGTTTGGAATGTTGAAAATTATTCCGGATTCTCGTGGATACTCAGCCAATTAAAGTTTGTACACGTTATTTAAGTATGACTACCCTAACCAGAACTGGATGTCTAGTGAGTGAGGGTCCACTCCAAGAAATTAAAAAGGAACTTACGGTAAGAGCCCAAGTCAATGGGGACTTTGGATTTCCTCCACCGCCTTTCAAAGTTTTTAGACCAACAAAGAATGGAGTGTGCGTTCCCAGATTCTATGGAAGTGCTAAGCTTGGAGAACCCAAATATGACAAACGACCTGAACCCACCCGTTTCAAAGCAAAGTTCGCGGGACAACTCAGAGATGCCACACACCAAAACGAAGCATTGGCAGCTGCAATTAAAGCAGGTCACGGCATCCTTTCTCTACCATGTGGCTTCGGGAAGACGACGGTATCCTTGGCAATAGCTTGTAAACTGGGGTACAGAACGATGATTGTTGTGCACAAACAATTCCTGGCAGATCAGTGGCGTGAACGTATTCAACAGTTTTGTCCAGGTGCTACGATTGGGGTTGTTCAACAAAATAAGAAAGAAGTCAATTGCGACTTTGTCATTGCGATGCTTCAATCCCTTTCCCTAAAGGAGTACAGTTTCACAGACTTTGAGAGTGTCGGAACTCTAATTGTCGATGAAGCCCATCATATATGTGCCAAAGTGTTTAGTCAAAGTCTCTTCAAACTCTGTCCTCGACACATCTACGGACTCTCCGCAACCCCAGAAAGGAAGGATGGACTCACAAAGGTCCTACACTGGTTTATGGGACCCACGTTCTTTGCCGTAGAAAGGAAGAATCAGGAGCAAGTTGAAGTGTTCCCAGTGACTTTTGATTCACCAAACTACAGGAACCCACCACCCTCCATGAGAAATGGAAAGATTTCGATGCCTAACATGATCACAGAACTTGTCGAGGATCGTCAGAGAAATAAGATGTTGGTGGAATTGGTGAAAAAAGCTTCAGCTGGAACAAGGCAACTCCTCGTCCTCAGTGATCGTCGTCAACATTGTGAACTTCTACACCAGTGTTTCCCTAAGACATCTGGTCTTTACATGGGTGGCATGAAGGAGGCTGCTCTCCAAGAATCGTCCAAGAAGAAAATCATCTTCGCCACCTTCAGCCAAGCCCATGAAGGCCTTGATATTCCAACCCTTGATACAGTAATCCTCGCGAGTCCAAAGTCTGACATCACTCAAAGTATTGGACGCATCATGAGAGAAACGAAAGGTAAGAAAAACGACCCACACATTTATGATGTCCACGATCCATGGTCGGTGTTTACGGCGATGTACTATAAGAGAATGAAAGTGTATCGTCAAGGTGGATTCAAGATCCACGGTAAGGCTGTGGAAGAAAAGAAGAGTGACTTCCCTCAGGGAAAATGCCTGTTTTTAAATCTGAACAACTATTAAATGTCTGGTGCATTAATACAACTTGTGTCGAAGGGTGTTCAAGATGTGTATCTCACGAGTGAAGAAGGACATTCTTTCTTTCGCATGAAGTTTGCTCGACACACAAACTTTTCACAAGCTCCCAAGTTTATCAAGACCATCAGTTCCACGGACACTTCTATAACTATTCCAGTTTTGGGTGATGTCATTAATGGATTGTGGTTTGAAGCGTCGAGTAGAGAAGCTAATATATCTTCGAACCTTTTTTACAACTCCACCATAGATCTCTTTATCGGTGGCCAAAAGGTTGATTCGCAGCATTACGATTACTACAGTGATATCTGGGCAAACTATATGGCGGATACTTGGAACAAGTCTCAGGAACTCAATAATAAAACTTCAACTGCAAACAGAGCCTTTGTGCCTCTTCATTTCTTTTTCTGTGATCACAAGGCGTTCCTACCCCTCGTCGCCCTTCAAAATCATCAAGTTGAATTGAGGATTAATTTCGATGAAGCAAACAACGCAACTATACAGGAAGTTGATAAACAGGCTAAGGTTTACGGAAACTATATTTACCTGGATAAGGATGAGCGCGAATCACTCACGAAACGGAGTATAGATTTTATCATCACACAAACACAAAAGATTGAAACTGAACTCACGACTGTAATAGATAACACTCAAGGTGGTGGATACAACGTCATAGACATTTCGAGCTTTAATCACCCAGTCAAGTCCTTGTTCTGGGGTTTCGGTGCTCTCAGTGACGATTTCGCAAATGACCGTTTTACATTCTTAAACGCTGATATTCAAATCAATGGTACACCTCTACTCGAGAATATGTCCCCCTTGTATTTCCACACTGTCCAGAACTATTTCAAGTCTTCCTATGGCACGAGTGAGTATGTTCCTGAAACTGAAGTACTTCTCTATACACGATATTTCGGATACCACTTCTGCTTGAATGCATCGGAGTATAACCCGTCGGGAACCTGTAACTTCAGTCGTCTCGATAACGCAAAATTGATTTTGCGTGGTGTAGAGAAGGGTCTCAATCGACCAGAAAACCAACCCATTTTTATATACGCCGTGAACTACAATGTTCTCAGGATCAAGGATGGTTTAGCTGGAATTTTATTCGGTAACTAAAGTATATGGGTAGAACAGTTCGTTTCGACCAAATTTTTGTGTCGAGTCTTGATGCAGACCCAGTAGAGCAAGATGTCTTGACATCTGTCAGAAGTATCATCACTTCGGAAATTGAGGTCGATGATCTTACCGCTTCGAATAGTATTGAAACTAAGATTCTCACTGTACCCGGGAAGATCACAGCAAATGAGACAGATTTCAAGGTGACTGGGCTCAGTAATGTCGTTCGTATGACTTCTTCTCAGATTGGTGTAGGTGCAATTCCTGTGAACGATTTTCAGGTTGGTACAAGCAATGTCGTAATTAACAGAAATGCTACAAACCTAATGACTGTTCGGGGTAATTTAGCTACAACGAATGTGATTGCCTCAAATATCTTACAAACCACTAACGAGAAATTTAAGGTGGATAGTATTGGGTCTAATGTCTTGACATTGAGTGGTGATATGGTGGCTACGAATGTAAATGTGGATACGAAACTTACAGTTGGAACATCTACAAACGTGGGATCGAACGTCGCAGTGTTTCAGAATGGAAATGTTGTCGTAGACAATGGGCGTTTCATTTTACATGGTGATATGAATGTTTTTGGAAACGTCTTCATTTCGGAAACGACCACCTATCAAACTGTGCAGAACCTTGTCGTCGAAGATCCAGTGATTCTTATGGGTAAAAATAATGGTGCGGGTACGTTCGATACAGCGCTCATTATGAGTGAAGATACCGATGAAGCGAATCTTGTCTTCGGCTACGACATGTCTGAGAATGAATTTGTGTTGACACGATCCTTTATTGGACCAGAGGATAAAACAATAACCTTTGACTCTAACACCATAAATCTCCACGTCTTTGGTCAAATGTATACCGATGGAAATGTTGGTCTTTCGAATACAAATCCCATCCACACAGTCGATGTGGGATCGAATGTTTACCTCGAAGATACTGGATCAAATGTTTTCCATTCGAGTGGCAATCTTTTCACACAACGTCTTCTTGTGGGTCCTGGGGGTATGCAAGTCGGTAGTTTACTTACGATGAGTCCGGGGGCGGAGGCTCCGGTTGTCATTAGCAGTAATGTTCAAATGAATGCCATACGAACAGTGGGTACAGCGCCATCGGGTATATCGAATTTAGTTCCAAAAGATACACTCTCGATAGGTGCCAGTATTTTTGCAAACATAGATGCAGAGAATGTCCTCACAGTTTTAGGAAATGTCGCAACGACAAATCTTGTGACAGATGTCGTTTCATCGGCGTCGAGTGTCACAGTTCATGCAGATAGATATGGTGGAGACAGTACCTCAAATGTACTCACTCTTAAATCCGGTCCAACTGCTTCGAATGTGAGCTCTATTGAAGTTTATGGTGCGAGTACTTCGAGTTCTAACCAAAACATTCGGTTTAAAACCAAAAACACGGAACGTGTGCGTATCGAATCTAACGGAAAGATTGGTATAGCGACGAGCTCGCCGACCGAGACACTCACCGTCTCTGGAAATGTTCATGTGTTGGGGAGTAATGCCACAGTGTACGGAAACACCTGGAATGGAATTGAGGGAAATACATCGATGCGCATCTATTCCAATCCTGTTACGGGTGAGAATAAAGTGGAGAATATCGTCAAAAGTGGGAAGGGTCTCAACTTTTACACGAGTACCTCAAATGTTATGGGATCGGCGAAGATGACCATTCTCGAGTCCAGTAATGTTGGTGTGGGCACAGCGACACCCCAAGGTCGTTTCCATACTTCTGGTGGTACGGTTTTCATAAATGATCCAATCCAATATGATAATAGCTATGATACTGCGGGAGTACCACTCGTTGTATCCAACACACAAGCAATCGCCGGTGCGACACTAGACATCGTAGATATTATGCAACTCTCTCGCGAAGGTAACTCTGATCGAGATGGTGTGAGAGCGATTTTCAAAATGGGTAAATATGATAACACTGTGGGGAAATCTAAGTCAAAACTTGATATATTTTTAGCCGACGACCGGTATACCGATGAAACCGAGGTTTTAACCATACGCGCCGATAGCCGTGTTGGTATCGGTACCACACAACCTTCGGCACATCTCGAAGTTTTTTGCACCGGTGTTGCTAATCCAACTGAAAATGGCTTAATTGTACACAACCACGAAGCGCCATCTGGAGATGCCATTGTAGCGATGCAGACCAATCTTGTAGAAGGTAATGCCTTTACATCGTACATTCAAAGTGATAATGATACTGCTTTGACAGGTTGGTCAGTTGGTGCCTCTGGATCTAGTGATTTTAGGATTACTGAGAATTATGAGAAGGTTTCTGATGCGGTGTCAACAGCCTTGTATATAAGTGGTACAGCACGAAATGTTGGTCTAGGTACGGATGCACCACGTGAAAAATTAGAAGTTAATGGTAATGTCGTCGTTGGTGAAAAAATAACCTTTGGTGGTTTAGAAAATGACATCTTTGGTAACTGTTACTTACAGGAACGGGTGTATGACCCATCTTTCAAAAAGACTGAACTTCTCATTTTTAAGGGTAACGATGGTGGTGGTGACGCACAAGAAGGTCCTGATCGTATCTACTACCTTGCACCACAACATCTTTTCAAAACCTACACATCCTCAAATGTTGTCGTCGATCCTGATGATTCGGTGAATACGAACCTCGCAATGACTATTGCTCCGAGTGGTGTTGTTGTTGTTGGTGGTAGTGATGCAACTGTCAGTAGTGCAGCGACAAAGCTCAAAGTTAATGGTGACATCGAATTCGCCTCCGGTGGTTCGTTCATCATTACAGGTCTAGCATTCTTGACGACATCAGATTCCCCATCTGTCAATATTATTCGTAGCATTTCCGATGGTAGTACCAAACGTCCCATCACATTTACACACAAAGTTGGTTCGGATCCGGAAGTAGAGTTTGCTCGCTTCGATGGTGCGGGGCGTCTTGGTATAGGTACAGAGTCTCCAGCCTCTAACATTCACCTTTATGACCCCATAACGACTGACCTTGATATGCTCAAACTTGAGAGTCCTGGAACAAACAAGAAGACTGGTATACTCCTCTACACAACCGATAACTACGGTGGTTATGTGAGAGGTTTTAGGAATTCAACACATACAACTTCGGGTATAACGATTGGTGCGACCGATAACAGTGTCGAGGCTGACGGACTTCATATTGTTCACACGAGTAATGTGGGTATCGGAACGGTAAATCCAATGACTCAGTTCCATGTGTATGATGGTGTGGCGCGGGTGGAGGACTCCTCGAGTAATGCCATCGTGGAGTTCAAGACAACTGGTGGTGTTTCCAATATTTATGGGGATACTCTGGGTAATGTGTACATAGAACCCAGTTCAACAGAAACAAAAATACAGAGTAACCTAACAGTGAGGAATAACCTTACGGTACAAGGTGAAATTGATCTTGGTGACCAGGTTGCCATCGGTCTTGGTGGTGCTTCGGCGAACACAGAACTTCATGTGAACGGTGGCGTCATCACAAACTCGGATGGTGTGGCGGACAAAAAATATTCGAATGCATTTACACTCACAACCAGTCAAGCTAAGGATATCACATTAACATTCAACAACAGTGCATTCTATGCTAAACTCGTGATGATGCTTCGAGAAACTTCGACAGTCTCAAATATTAGCACCTTAATCCTTGAACTTCATGGAGGTACGAGTGATGGAACCCAATCAGGTGAAAATATTGCCATAGGTACGAAAAACCTATTCGGAGGAACAAATGCCTATCCATGGAGTCCTACAGTGACAACGACGGCGAACACAATTAGTGTTGTACCGGCTGATGGTGCGGCATCGACACAAGAATTTGCATATGACATACATGTCGAACTTTTGTCATCCATTGGTGGAGGTCTGACAACGATCCGATTTAACAGTGATTCGGAAACGCTCAAAACCTATACATACTAAATTTACTACGAGGGAGTACCTCGCGGTAGACATAGTTCATTTACGCCCTGATGGAATCAGAGACGGCGAGAACAATCACGCCGGCAATGAAAGCCATGATGACGTAATTCATCTCGGTTTCTTCGAGACCAACCTGGGGTTCAACCTTTTCAACCTCAGGTTCCTCGACGGCCTTCTGCTGTCGAGCGGGAGGTTCCAGATCCTCCAGCGGACAATACGCTATCATTTATATAAGTTTAGAGATTAATTTCGGTCTTCTTTTTTCGACGAGTCCGCTTGGTCTTCGTGGATCCACTGACATTCACCTCCTTGACTTCACCCCCAGTGGAATCTCCTGAGATGGAAATGATGTCCGAAACATCATCCTCATCGGCGACACTCTCATTGGCAGGAGCGGACATAGTCGTGTTCATTGGTGGGGGAGGAGGCATCATGATGCCACCCATAAGGCTCGAAATGTCTACACCAGGGCCCTGCATCTCATATTGACCATTGTTCGTGCCACCTACTGGGGCATTATCAGCTGGCCCATCAGTGTTCCTAGTCGTGTTCTGAACAGCAGACATCATATTCTTGACGAGATCGGGGTTCTGCTTGATGACATCGTTCATATTGGGCATCACCGACTTGAACATGCTATTCGTGAGGTGAAACATCATAGCCGAACCACCCAACATCATGATCAGCTTCACCTCTGGAGCAACGCTGACCTTCGAGCGGTACTTGACATACAACTCTTCAAAGACACCATCATAGTCGTCAACATTCTCCATCACAGACTCAGACCAACCCTCAAGTTGAATCTCGAAGGGGTTATAGCGCTTGTTGAGAAACTCCAGACCGGTCACACATGCAATCAACATTCGCCTAGAAAAACGGACCGACTGTTCTACATCTATGCTATAGGTGATACGCTTCACCTCGGATCTAAGCTCATCTATGTTGGAATAGGCGTTGAGTCTCTTGTTCACAGCGAACCCCTTCTTCTCGAGACGCCCAAGTTTATTGATAAGATCAGACTTTTCCTCATCTATGGAAGTGTATCCCTTCGAAGGTTGCTCTTCTTGGGATTCAGGGGCATCCATGGGTTCATCATCGAAGAAAGTCTGTTCGTTTTCACCGTAGTCAATCTCTTCATCCTGCTGAGGTTGGGCGGGAGCCGACTGTTTGTTGGGATTCACAAAGGCATCCATCGCCTCTTGGTGATTCATCTGGGGTGGGGGTGGTTGTCTATGTACTGGACGAGGAACAGGCTTGGGACGAGGTGCCGAAATCTCAATCTCATCCATGAGCGCCTGTTCATCAGCATCCAATTTCATCACAGTAGTATTTCCTCGGTCGAGAACAATTTCTTCGTCCATCTACTCTCTATGTAGAAACTAAAAAAAATATCTTTAACGCACTTTAAAAAAATGTATACCTATAATAAATGTTCAAGTTGAATCAAGCCAACCGCAACGCGATCACTTCTATCGTTGTGATGATCCTGTTGATTGTCGCTCTCGCACTCACTCGCAATGTCAGTGCGTACCAACCCAGGCCAATCAAGATCAAGGCGGTTTCCGAAGCGTCGATCTTCGATCTCAAGCCAGGTCTCGATTGCACCCCAGGTTCGGGTAAGGAGGATGATGCTTACACACTGGGTCTTACCCCCGGTGGTCTCTGTGGTGCCCAGAAACTCGTCGCTGATCACGCTGGCTACGCGATTGAGGATGGAATCGGTGGATCTTTAATCTAAGCTAACTATAAATGGCTCTCATCACTTCGCCCACGGAGATGATCCCCGATCTCAACTATGAGTACCACACCATCACAATCGATACCATCGGTCAGGATAGTTCCAACACCTTTACATGCTTTCTCAGTCAGCCACTGAAGAATGTTGTTCAGGCTAAACTTCTCGCCGCTCGCATCAACACGACCACTGCCACCGAACATTGCTATGTTTCCATCGAACAACTCGACTCTATTTTTGGTGATCGTACCTCCAATGTGTATGAAGGACAGGCTTCGCTCAGTATGCTCCGTAATTCCTTCGCGAGTCTCGTAAAAGATGAAGACAACTTCGTGACGTTCAAAGATAACTATCCAGTGGTGACACAATACATCGATCCTATTCGTAGTATCGATCGTTTCAATGTGACTATTCGTAACCAAGATGGTGTTACAATCGCTCGTACAGGTGCTAATGATAAAAACTTTCTCGTTATTCGTTTCGTGTGTAGAAAACCCAATCTGTAATTTTCTCCCCTTAAAGTAGTATACCATGTCCGCTGGTGTTGTGCAATTGATCGCTATCGGGGCCCAGGATGAATACATCACTGGTGACCCCGAAATTTCTTTCTTTAGCTCGACTTTCAAACGGCATGCTAATTTTTCACAGTCCATCGAAAAACAAGTCATCCATGGACCTGTGAAAAACAATTCGATGTCCAGTGTTCAATTTGAACGATCTGGAGATCTTCTCGGCTACGTCTATTTTACACTCGATGATACCAACCAAGCCCTCGATATCCAACGATGGGACACTATTATTGATAAAGTGGAACTCTACATTGGTGGTTCCCTCGTCGATAGTCAAGATGCGATTTTCACTGAAAAAATTGCCATCGATACATTTGCTCAAAATGTTTCCAAGAGTGCGTTGGGTACACACCCAGGTGTAAGCGCTCGCTCATATTTTTATCCCCTTCGATTCTTCTTCTGTGAAGGACCCCAATGTGCACTCCCTCTTGTAGCACTCAGCTACCATAATGTCGAAATTCGTATTCACTGGGCAACTGCTGCATCTGATTATAATGTCGAATGCTTCGCCAATTATTACTATTTGGACAACGAAGAGCGTGGAAACATCGCCACTCGTAAGCACGACCTTCTCATCACTCAGGTTCAAAAGAATCTAGCTTCTCGAGCTGTTACACAAGATTTACATTTTAACCACCCCGTAAAGTATCTCGCGTCTTCAGATACAACCATAGATGGAGCCCTAACATCCCCCACAAACAAGGTGAAACTAAACATCAATGGTCTCGATGTGAGTAATTACAGGTGGGGTAAACCTCACTTCATTGACGTGATGAACTACTATCACACAAACTTCGTGACTTCCCCAGACTTCTTCTTGTACTGCTTCTGTCTCTCAACAAGTTCTCTCCAACCCACTGGAACTCTAAACTTTAGTCGTCTCGACTCGGCCAAGATCATGAGTGACACCCTACCTATCAACGACCCTATATATGCAGTCAACTATAATATCCTCCGTATCGAGAATGGTATGGCGGGTCTTCTCTATGCAAATTAAAATGCCCAACTATATTAAATGGTCAAGAACTTACCGACGGTGGAACGTTCAACCAAGATTAGGTTCGGTAAGAATGTGCCAGACTCCGATGTTCAGGCTGAAAATACCATCGTTATTAACGCCAGTAACACACTAGTGACCACACCTAACAGTGGAAGTATCTACATGTCACCCGTTCGTTTCAGGGATGATTTCACAGATAATAACATTGTCCTTATGATGTATAATCGTGAAACGGGTGAGTTGTCTGAATCGGGTGAAAGTGCTTCAAATCTTGTTGGTGGTCAAACTTTACAAGCTACAACTGAACGCGGTAATACGACTACACTTACTACAAGGTTTACAAGTCTTACTACAGGCATCGTGACAGCTGGAAAGGTGGGTGTCTCGAATCTTTTACCTGGTCATACATTGAGTGTAGGTTCGAATGTGTATATAGATGATACAGGTTCGAATGTTCTCGTTGTTTCTGGTGGTGTTCTTTTGGATGGTAACCTCACCGTTAATGGCGGTGTCACCTCAATCGTCACTGAAAACCTTAAAATCAAGGATCCCATCATCGAATTAGGTCAAAACAATACATCTGAGGGTACAACCCTTGATCTAGGTCTCATCATGACACGCCCACAATCAAATGTGACTGTTGGATTTTTGGAGAGTTCAAAAGAAATTGTCATGGGTTTTACAGAAAGTAGTGCGGATAGTAATGTCATCACACCCCTGACAGATGAAGACATCAATGTGCACGTGTATGGTCGCCTCTATACTGAAGCTAATGTTGGTATTTTGAACACTGACCCATTGCACACCCTCGATATAGGTTCAAACCTGTATGTTGATGAGTTTGGATCGAACATCTTAGTCGTGACTGGTAACACAAGTGTAAGTGGTGATCTCACTGTGGATAGTGGTACCATGTATGTCGACTCAGTGGATAGTAAAGTTGGTATCAAAACATTGAATCCGGATGCCGAACTCCACATTGTTGGTAATGCCTATGTGTCTTCTAATTTAACTGTTGATACAGACACTCTCCATGTAGATGCTGTGAACAAGAGAGTTGGTATTGAAACAGTGAATCCTGACGCTAACCTTCATGTTGTTGGAAATGTGTACGTGAGCTCTGATCTTACGGTGGATACGGACACCCTCCACGTAGATGCATCTGGTAGTAAAGTTGGTATCAAGACTAAAAGTCCAGATGCTGAGCTTCATGTCGTTGGGAATGCATATGTGTCGTCAAATTTAACCGTGGATACGGACACCCTTCATGTAGATTCTGTGAACAAGAGAGTTGGAATAGAGACCAAGAACCCCCAAGCAAACCTTCACGTCGTGGGTAATGTCTATGTGTCTTCAAACCTGACCGTTGATACAGACACCTTTCATGTAGATTCTGTGAACAAGAGAGTTGGAATAGAGACCAAGAACCCTAATGCTAACCTTCACGTGGTTGGTAATGTTTATGTGTCCTCTAACTTGACTGTTGATACCGATACTTTCCATGTGGATTCTGTGAACAAGAGAGTTGGAATTGAAACTAAAAACCCAACTTCAAATCTTCATGTCGTTGGTAATGTGTATGTGTCTTCAAATCTAACCACTGATGGTACTCTCACTTTAAACCATCCCACGACAGCCCTAATCACTGATCTCACCGCGAATGTTGAAGTAAATTTGAACCAATTGGCGAATGTTGTCCTAGGAGAGAAGGCACTCGCAAATGAAGATATGCTTGTGTATGATGGTTCCAATTGGAGAAATCAATTACAGAACCATACGTTCCTCTATGCAAAGGCTGAAGAAACAATCAACAAGGGTGAAGCTGTGTATGCTACGGGAACGGTTGGTAACAATACGTTTTCAATCCGAAAAGCTCAAGCTAATTCGAGTGCCACCATGCCCGCCCTCGGTCTCGCGTATCAAGACTTTGCTCTCAACGATCAGGGTCTCATCGTGACATTTGGACGCGCCGATGGAATTAATACCGACAATTTCGAAAGTGGTGAAACCGTGTATGTGAGTAATGTGACCGCTGGTGCTCTCTCAAATGTAAAACCATATGCTGCAAGTGATTTCATACAAAACATCGGTCTGGTCGTAAAGGGACACCCATCGACTGGCATTGTATCCGTCACTGGTGTGGGTCGTTCCAATGATATTCCTAATGCTCCTATAGTCGCTGATGAAGGAGATATCAACTATGTGTATGTCAATGACGCAAACAACGATTTCAAGAAGATTTTACCTACGAACCTCCTTACCCAACTCCAAACCCTTCAACAAGTCACCGATACTGGAAACACATCTTCCAATGTTGTGCAGTTTACAAATGCTACGACAGGTCTCGTGACTACTTCAAATCTTCAAATAGGCAGCAATATTTCCATTGGGGGTCTCACTCTTAATAAACTACCCATCATAGGTACTAACAATTTCCTCGAAGACTCTTCAATTAGTAGAGATAATGGTACTATCATCATTAGTTCTGATTTAGAAGTTACTGGAAATATTGTCGTAAATGGAAATTCATACAATATCGAATCAAATTCACTCATTATTAACGATAGAGTTCTTGGAATCGCAAATAACAACACATCACACAATCTGGATATAGGCATCATCATGCAACACCCTGGTAAAAACGTTGCACTCATACACCATGGTGAAGATGGTGCTGAACACGAACATGAATTCACAATCGGTTTTACACAAAATACAGTGACCGATGATCATATTTCGGATGATGCAGCCAATTTGATAACTGTAAATATTCTCGGTAATCTCATCACACAAAATACTCTCACAGTTTCTGAAAATATCGATGTTACAGGAACTTCCTTACTTTCTGGTGATCTTACTGTAGGTGGTGCTTCAAACCTTTTCGTGGATGTGAGCACCTCTAATGTCGGTATCAACGAGGGGACACCCCTACGAAACCTTGATGTCAATGGTGACGTGAGAGTTCAAGACACCATCGATGCGGTTTCTACCACTACAGGTGCGCTCATCGTCTCTGGAGGTCTTGGGGTTGCTAAAAGTATCCATGCTGTCACGGTCAGGGGCACAACCCTCACAGGTACAAACCTGTATGGTACGGTCGCGGGTTCTAATACAGTGGCTGCAAGCGATCTAACAGCCTCTGGGACTGTTAAAGGTGCAACCCTCACAGGTACAAACCTGTATGGTACTCTAGCTGGTGCAAATACAGTGGCTGCAAGCGATCTAACAGCCTCTGGGACTGTTAAAGGTGCAACCCTCACAGGGACCAATCTGTACGGTACTCTAGCTGGTGCAAATACAGTGGCTGCAAGCGATCTAACAGCCTCTGGGACTGTTAAAGGTGCAACTTTAACTGGTACGAATCTGTACGGTACCCTAGCTGGGTCTAATGCAGTGGCTGCAAGCGATCTAACAGCCTCGGGGACTGTTAAAGGTGCAACCCTCACAGGGACCAATCTGTACGGTACCCTAGCTGGGTCTAATGCAGCGGCTATGACTACCCTAAACGCCTCTGGTGTGGTGACATTAACAGACACAACTAGTTCAACCTCAGTTACAACAGGTGCCCTCAAGGTTGCCGGTGGTATCAGTACGCAAGAAAACCTTAGTGTTGGAGGTGATGTTTTTATCACCGATACGGCAGCTGGTAGCGAAGCTGGTCCAGAATTTAATTTATTTAGGAACAGGGTAGGTGTAGACGGTCACTATTTGGGTCAAATTAAATTTAAGGGTAAAAATGATAACAATAATGAAAAGAATTATGCAAAGATAACTGGTAAAATAAATGATGCATCCAATGGTACAGAAGATGGTCTACTTGAATTTGCCACCATTAAGGGTGGTTCTCAAAGCATCCGGGCACGCCTTACCTCTACAAATTTCAAACTACTCAATGATGCGGGTATAGAGGTAGATGGTACCGCGGATATCACAAATACTACCGAATCTACTTCAACAACCACCGGAGCCCTCAAGGTTGCTGGTGGTGTCGGTATAGCGAAGGATGTGTATGTCGGTGAACGTGCCTATGTCACTGGTGGTCTCATCACCAATACTGGGCAGGTGACAAAGAAGACCTACTCATTTACAGGAGCTCTCGATAGCGGTCAAACTATTGCGGATTCCACAATTAAAATTACATTTTCTGCCCACGTCTTCTATGCCAAGATTGTAGCACATCTCATTGAAAGTGATAATGAAGTCAGTACACTTTCGATGGAGTGTGGTGGTGGTCATAGAACAGGGGGAACACCCCTAACCATCGCGAAGGGTCCAGTGAGTGTATTTGGTAGTGCGAGTACAAATCCATGGAATGTCGCAGTTGCTGCTACTACCACAACTGTATCCCTTGCACCAACAACTAATATGGCAGCTGCTGGTAATTACAATATTTTCATTGAATACATCTCAGCTCATGCGAGTGGTGCAGTGACTAAAATCACTGAGGGGTCTACAGATGTTATCACGTTTGGATACTAATCGTAGTCGTACAAATATATTTGTATCCACCCAAAACTTCACCTCCCTTGTGAGGGAATGTCCATGAACACGGATACACCAGAACTTTACCCACTTCGGGTCTCACCCTCTTACCGTCAATAAATTCAGTACAACCCCCCTGATTTTCTTGAAGTGTGTTTAAGTAAAATATGATTTGAATAAAATATGGTTTGAAGACATCACCATCATGATGCCAATCGTACGTGTCGCCTTTCCCTAAACGCTGTATAGGAAATCCTGTACAAATAACTTGCTTTTGAAAGAGTTCTCTATCATACACTGGGTACCTCGGATCCCCATAGTCATTAAAAGTGTTCTTCAAATGTTTCCCATACTCCTCATACACCTTAGATGTGTAGTCAAGGAATAGTTTGTTCACATCTTCCCACCCTTCAAGGTCTGTAGATGACAATTCGAAATTATTTTTTTTGCGTGTGACAATTTGGTCACCCACGGGGTACGTAAAAGAACCTTCAACCTTCCTATCGTCATTTTCAAATCCCTTGACGATCGTTTCGCATATATCTCGTGGTATGAAATTAGGAATCTCCAACACGAATTTATCCATCCTTGTTGAATTCTTCATCCAAAGCTTTATACAGATGTTCCCATGAATACTTCTCCCGTAGGTACTCTCGAGCGTTGGGGAACGCATCGGGGGTTTTGAAACAATGCTGGAGATGATCCGCAAAGTCTTTGTAATCACAGTAAGCTACCTCTCCATCGTGGGGTTCAGCTTGTCCGATGCGAACCCACAACTTGGGCTCTACGAAATGGGCGTAGGGTCCCATAGTCTCTTTGAGAGCTGGAATACCTGTGACAACTTGGGGGCGGTTGAGGTACATATGCTCCACTGGAGTCAGACCAAAACCTTCACCTCGTGTCGTGCTAATACCGACATCACCAGCGTTATACATCTCATTTACTTCGGCATCTGTCAAGTGAAGGGGTTTGGGGTTAATGAATACGTGGTGAAAACAAACCTTATCGATATCCATACCTTTACGCAAACACTCGGATCTCACAGTCATCCCAATGTCAACACCATCTGTGTGAAATGATAAGCCACCACAGAAGAGTTTGATGCGGGGATTCATATTCTCACGCTTAAGGAGTTCCAGGAACGCTTTGATGGTGGTTTCCCACATTTTACGCCCAGAGTTGCGGTTCATATTCACAACCAAAAAGTCATCGGGTTTGAAACCGCGTGAAACTTTCGCCTCCTCCTTGGGAATATCAACGAAACGATCGAAATCGATACCATGGACCATCGTACTCACCTTCGAGGAATCAAACTTCAGGTCATTAATCATATGGTCTGTCCAACAATCCAGGAATGTCCAGATGTGGTCAAAGTTGTACTCCTTCAAGATCTCGAAGGTGTCTATATTTTGCCAGGGGTACACAATATCCAGGTACAGGTACTTCTTTGGGGGCATGTGCTCGGGGGGGATGAGGCGCATGATGTCTCTGACGACATTCATATCGTTATAGTGGAACAGGACATCTGGTTTCTCCTTGATGATACTTGGGAGGATACCTTTGTCACCAAAACCACCCTCAGCCGATGGATCGAGTTCGAGTGCATCCAGAAAACGAATCCTAGGATCGATGAAACGATCCTTAATTTCCTGTCCCTTATAGTTCTGGAAAGCGTAGTAGACAACTTCGACACCACGGAGGGACGCCAGATGGTTCACGAGTTTATTCGCGACACGAGCGTACCCAGTCCCTTGATTACAGTGGGTGCACATAAAGAAAATCTTCATCGTTCACTGAATGAACGGAGCCCCTCGTCCTTAAGCCGTAATAAATTTAGCCTATAATACTATATGTCGACGAACATTCAAGATTTCGCTGGTGACATACAAATCCGTGGAACCACGTTCATCAAGGCGAACACCGGTACCAACAATCTCGCCATTGGAACTGATGCGGGTAACACCAGTCAAGGAGACAGTGCCATCGCTGTGGGGAACCAAGCGGGTTCCCAAGGTCAGAACACCGTTAGCATTGCCATTGGAACTGAGGCGGGTCAAGTGGCTCAGGGAGAGAGGTCTGTCGCTCTTGGCGAACACGCCGGTCAGTCGGTACAGGGTTGTTATTCAGTCGCCATTGGGGGTAACGCGGGTCAGGAAGGTCAAAACAACTTCTCCATCGCCATAGGGACCAACGCGGGTTGTAGGGGACAAGATGGTGCGGTGGCCATAGGTAATTCAGCGGGTAGGGAAGAACAAGAAGACAACGCCATCGCTGTTGGGAACCAATCGGGGTGTCAGGCTCAGGGAATCGCCACCGTCGCCATAGGGAACAGCGCGGGTCAGAGAAGTCAGGGTTCCTACGCCACCGCTGTGGGGAACCAAGCGGGTCAGACCAGTCAGGGAGACTTCGCCACCGCCATGGGGCACCTAGCGGGTCGGACCAGTCAGGGACTCCAAGCCACCGCTGTGGGGCGCAGAGCGGGTTCCAACAATCAGGGAAGCTCCGCCACTGCTGTGGGGAACGCAGCGGGTGAGACTGGGCAGGGAAGCTCCGCCACCGCTATGGGGTACCTAGCGGGTCAGACGGATCAGGGAAGCTCCGCCACTGCTGTGGGGGAGCAAGCGGGTAAGACAAGTCAGGGAAACGGTGCCGTCGCCATAGGGCTCCAAGCGGGTCAGACCAGTCAGGGAAACAACACCGTCGCCGTGGGGCGCCAAGCGGGTGAGAGCAGTCAGGGAAGCGAATCCGTCGTCGTGGGGTACCTAGCGGGTCAGACGAGTCAGGGAGACTTCGCCACCACCGTGGGGAGCCTAGCGGGTCAGTACAATCAGGGAAACGCCGCCACCGCTGTGGGGCGTGCGGCGGGTCTGACGGATCAGGGAAGCTCCGCCACTGCTGTGGGGCACCTAGCGGGTTCGACTGGGCAGGGAAGCTCCGCCACCGCTGTGGGGCGCCAAGCGGGTTACACCAGTCAGGGAAGCTCCGCCACTGCTGTGGGGCACCTAGCGGGTTTGACCAGTCAGGGAAGCTCCGCCACCGCTGTGGGGCGCTTAGCGGGTCAGATTGAGCAGGGAAACCAAGCCACCGCCATAGGGACCAATGCGGGTCAGACCGATCAAGGAAACAGAGCCATCGCCGTTGGTAGCAGTGCAGGTCAGAGCAGTCAGGGAGACGACGCCATCGCCGTGGGGCGCCAAGCGGGTGAGAGCAGTCAGGGAAGCTCCGCCACTGCTGTGGGGCACCTAGCGGGTCAGACGAGTCAGGGAATCGCCACCGTCGCTGTTGGTAACAGTGCAGGTCGGGTGGATCAGGGAAACAACACCGTCGCCGTGGGGCGCCAAGCGGGTCAGACTGGACAGGGATCCAACGCGACCGCTTTGGGGGACAGTGCGGGTTTGACCAGTCAGGGAGCCTCCGCCACCGCTGTGGGGCGCCAAGCGGGTGAGACGGATCAGGCACTCGCCGCCACCGCTGTGGGGTGGGCAGCGGGTCAGACGGGTCAGGGATCCTCCGCCGTCGCTGTGGGGCTAAACGCGGGTCAGACCAGTCAGGGAAGCTCCGCCGTCGCTGTAGGGCGCCAAGCGGGTCAGACTGGGCAGAATACATACTCCACCGCTGTGGGGTACCTAGCGGGTCGGACCAGTCAGGGAAGCAACAGCGTCGCAGTGGGGCACGCAGCGGGTTCGGCGAATCAGGACGCCTTCGCCATCGCTGTGGGTGTCGAAGCGGGTCGGGTTAGTCAGGGAACCGAAGCCACTGCTGTGGGGCACCTAGCGGGTTCGACTGGGCAGGAACAACACGCCACCGCTGTGGGGAGCGAAGCGGGTCGGTTCAATCAGGGTTCCTACGCCATCGCTGTGGGGAAATCGGCGGGTAGGACCAGTCAGGCAGATAAGTCTATCATTCTCAATGCTAGTGGTTCCGAACTTAACAGCACCACAGCCAGTAGTTTCCATGTGAAGCCTGTACGCGGTGGAAACTTCGCAGCGAGTGCCTTAGCCTACACGAGCACAGGTGAGATTGTTGAAGAAACCGGTACACACTTTGACAGCTCGGGCAATGTCGGTATCGGGAAGACGAATCCTACCACTAAACTGGATGTCGTGGGTGATATTCTCGCATCTGGGAATATCACGGCATATTCTGATAGGCGTTTAAAGTCGGATATCGAGCGTATCGAGGGTGCTCTCGATAAGGTTTGTGCCCTCGGGGGATACACCTTCATGATGAATGATAAACGCTCAACAGGTCTCATCGCCCAGGAGGTCAAGGGGGTTCTTCCGGAAGCGGTTCACGGGTCCGAGGAGACCCATTATTCACTCGCATATGGGAACATATTAGGTCTCATCGTTGAGGCGATAAAGGAACTCAAAGAAAAAATAGGGTAATACTATATGTCGTTACCAAGTTCAGGAGCGATATCAATGAACAACATCAGGAATGAGTATCACTTAGTAGGTAATGATGTGTCTATAGGTAGATTAGCTGACATAGCCGGTGTGGCCGACAATATAGGAGCCTTTTACGGTAAAAATTATCTAGACAGGTTTGGTAGCAACAATCCGAGTGCTAGTGCGACTTCGCCTGGGAACATGACTAATTTCAGCGGGGCCCTTAATGCCACCGTGAGAATTTGTATAGGAATCAATGGCTCTGCTAGTGCAAACCCGAGCGTAGGTTGGATATGGAGTAAATCAAATGGAGGTTATGGGGGAAACATATACATTTACAACAATAACCTCGAAGTACATGTCGGTAATAATGACTATCCGGATACAACACTTCGTTACGCGATTCCATCTACGTGGACGAATGATGTGATAAGGGAGATAGTTTGGGGTTACGACAGACGCAATACTACATATTTAAGAGTTGATGGCGTTGTACGGGACACTATTAATGATTCGGGTCCGGTCACTCTCGATTCACGTGCTATAGGGGGAACTGCAGGTCTTCATCATTTTCTAACTTTACCCAATTCGGGTGACATCGGAGACAATGTTCCATCGGGTGCTCAGGTAGCTCCCAGTAATATAGTTGCAAAAAGGTGCGATGTTTGGAGAGACGACTACTATTCTCTATAAAAGTGATTGGGTGGTATCTATATCAGATTCGAATTTATCACCCGAAAAGGTAGAGGGATGGAAAGTGTATCGTCAGGCTCTTCGTGATCTTCCCGCAAATACCACAGATCTCGAAAATCCTCTATGGCCCACCCCTCCCCAATAAACAGTCTTCCTCCAAAATCTCTCCCAGTTTGTAAGTCGCTCCCCATCCCTCGTCGATCACAGAACCTATAAGGCTGCTCTCCTTTCGTGTAAACTTACTTTAAAAAAATAGTACCTTATAATAAACAATGGGTGTCACCCTCAACGAAACGATTACACTTTCCAACGGTCTCACTACTACGAATCCCTACGCTTCCGTGGGTGAGAATGACATTAGGGTGGAGAAGCGAGTAGAGGAGGAGAGGAGCCGTGATCCCGAAACGGATGTGGAAACGGTGACGACCACAACAAAGTACATCCTCCAGGGTCGCTTCACGATGTGGGTGAGCCAGGCGCTGCGCACGAGTGGATCCCGGGATATTGGTGGTTTTGGTGTCACGATTGAATCCGATACACCTCTCACGGGGAACGTGTATGACCTCCTTTACAACAAGCTCAAAACGATGAAGACTTGCACTGATGCGATCTAAGTCCCGAGTGACACAGTCACTCGTTCCAATTGACTTTGTCGATTGCCCCATCATCCTTCTTACAAATTGTGTCCCAGTTTGTAAAAAGTTCCTCATCCCGATCGAAGTCCACAGGACTTCTCTCGTATCTAACCTTCTAAGAATCTTACAGATTCGCCCAAGCTTAAAAATAAACTCTCACACTATAATAAATGTCTGGTGGTATCGCCCAACTTGTCGCTGTCGGTGCTCAGGATGTGCACCTCGTCGGTCAGCCCGAAGTCAGCTTTTTCCGTTCTACCTACAAGCGTCATACGAACTTCTCCCAAACTGTCGAGCGTCAGGTCATTCAGGGCAACGTCTCGAACAACGGTATGTCCACCATCCGCTTCGAGCGCAAGGGTGACATGCTCAACTATGTTTACCTCATGCCCATCGCGGGTGATGGTCTCTCGGCCAATACCTTCACTGACAACTGGACTGATGTGATCTCCAAGGTGGAGCTTCTCATCGGTGGTCAGGTGATTGATGAGCAGGACTCCACCTACTCGACCCTGATCGCCCCTACCCTGTCGGCGTTCTCCTCCTCCAAGTCGGTGTCTGCCAGCCTCTACGATGGCACAAGCACCGCCAAGTTCTACCCTCTCCGCTTCTCCTTCTGTGAGAACTGGCAGTCGGCTCTCCCTCTCATCTCCCTTCAGTACCACGATGTCGAGCTTCGCATCACTTGGGGTGCTGAGGCTGCCGCGAGCAAGTGGGAGGTGTACGCGAACTACGCGTACCTCGACACCCAGGAGCGTGAAGTGTTCGCTTCCCAGCCCCAGAACATGATCATGACCCAGGTCCAGAAGGCGATCTCTTCCAACTCTAAGATTCAGGAGCTCAACTTCAACCACCCCGTCAAGTACATCGCCGCCGGTGATGCTTCGGCAGTCACCATGGTCAGCACCGCGGGTAACAAGCTTAAGCTCCAGATCAACGGCACTGATGTGGCTGACTACAAGTTTGCCGATCCCAACTTCACCACTGTGCCCCTCTACTACCACACCTCCCACGGCACCGCCACCCCCGGCACCAAGCTCTTCTTCTACCCCTTCTGCCTCGATTCCGGTAAGCTCCAGCCCACCGGTTCCCTCAACTTCTCGCGCCTCGATTCCGCGCGCATCATCAACGACACCGCCAACTCCGATAAGGACATCTACGCTGTGAACTACAACGTGCTCCGTATCGAGAATGGTATGGGTGGTCTCCTTTACTCCAACTAATCTCTTTGTAAATAATAAATGTTTTGGAAGGTTGTATTCCTTCTTGCCATCGTTTTTGTATTGACGTACGATCCCAAGTCCAGGACGCTCGAAAAGTTTGTCGGTCAACCCACACCTCCGACACAAAAGTCCTGTGAAAACACGCATTACGAAGCCGTTCAATTCGCACAGACACCCTATGAGTGTCCTCCCCCGGGGAAGTCTAAAATGGGTGCACTTACTTAAAAGGAAGCTGTGTTTGTAATCTATAAATGATCGAGATGACCCGAGAAAACATGATGATGATCGCGACGGCTGTGTGCCTCGTTGGAATCATCTTCCTGTTCAAAGAACTGAACAAGACCAAGGAGGATATCAATGGATTCAGGACATTTTCGGAGCAACTCGTTCAGCACATGAACACTCCTGTGATTGAGGATGAACAGGATGAGGATGAGGGTGAACTGGAGAAAATTGAAGAAAAGAAGGAAGAATAAACATATCGGTATATTGTAACTTGCGAATGCGCAATGAAAAAGTACAAAGCTATCGCGATACCGGTTAGTTTCGCTACCGGAAAACCGAAGTTTCTCACGGTGAGAGATCGGCGGTTTAAGGATTGGATTTTTGTGACAGGCGGGTGTAGACGCCGTGAAATCTTCAATCCACTCCGCTGTGCTCTCAGAGAACTTGAAGAGGAGACAAGGGGTGTGGTTTCCCTAAAAAGTGGTGAATACACAGAATTCAAATTTGTAGTCAAAGAGAGCCCAACAGTTGATCTTGAATACAATGTCTTTATATTCTTCGTAAACTATTCATTATCAGAACAACAATCTCAGGTGAAAAAGTTTTATGAAGAGAAACACAAAACAAATCTTAAAAAAATGATGAACCAACCCATTAAGAAAACTTTCGATGAAAATGATTTCATGAACTACGAGACACTCGAAGAGTTCAACACTCGTAAGCGTTGGAAATTGATCGTAGACAATGTGATCAAGAATCCACAGTTTTATGCGTGTATAAGTTCTCACAATAGAAAAACCTTTTCTATTAAATAATGAAGTCCAAGGCTTACATTTTGATGCAAATTGAAGAACTTCTGGAAAAGAATCGTGGTCTCTGTGAAGAAGAGATTAAGGAATGGAAGGAACAAAATAAAGATATGACGGTCTATGAATTACTCACCTTTAAGAAACAACTCACACAAACCCAAGAGTTTCGAGATGTTTCTTGTATGAGGTGGTTTAGAGAATAAAGGTGTACTTCAAGTATGTTTAAGACTTGGTGTGCATCACAAAAATTCAACAATGCAACCAATCTATCACATGTGCTCATGGACGGTGGTGTCCTTTCCGTGCCATTTGATAAATTGAATGACTTCTATGACAAATATGTAGAAGCTGTACAACGGGGTGAGAAACTCTATGTCGTTGAACAGAAGAGTGACACATACAACTTTTTCGTTGACATCGATTATAAAGATGAAAAACCCCTCGAGATTGATGACGTCAAGAGTATTTGTAAAGTCATATGTGACAAAGTGAAAAGGCATGGTGGGAAGGAGTGTCTCATATCGATCTCACCACCCAAGGAATCTGGTTCACTCACAAAAACTGGGGTTCATCTAAACTGGCCAGGGTTTGTTGTTGACCAAGCGTCAGCTTTAGCACTTCGAGACCATATTCTCATAGCTCTTTCAACTCTGAATAGTGCTACAGATTGGAATGAAATCATCGATTTGGCTGTATATGGAAGTGCTACTCGGAAAACAAAAGGTAGTGGTTTCAGGATGCCATGGTCCTACAAAAGAGCGAAACATAATGCATGTGGTGGACAGGGTTGTGAAGACTGTGAAAATGGGAAAGTTGATCAACTTGCATACTTGCCAGTATTTCGTTATGTTAGTGGACCTCTGAGTACAATTTTACAGATTGATCAAACACCGAGTGTAGAGATTCTCAAAATGTCTGCCGTTCGAACAGATCTACCTCAGACGGTACATGTAGAACCTCCCTCAGTTGTGGTGAAGGAGGGTACATTCACAAAGGAGCAAACGAAAGATGAACTTCATGATGAAGAGGCGAAACTCCTCATACAAGAGTATGTTCGGAAACACTTGGAAGGTCAGCAGAATTCGTACATCACAAAACTTTTCAAACATAAACAAACTTTTCTAGTTTCGACAAACTCAAAGTATTGTGAGAACCTCAAGCGAGAGCATGGATCTAATCATGTTTGGTTTATCATCAGTGGAAACGAGATTATTCAGAAGTGTTTCTGTAGATGTGAAACACTTTGGGGGAGACGGGATGGTTTCTGTAAAGATTTTTGTGGACGTAGACACTTACTGACGCCGAACATCACTGACAAGCTGTATCCCAAGAAGGATGTCAAAAAGTACTGTCCAGAAATCAAGAAGCGTGTCGAGAAACCCCCAATTGGATACAGTAGTATCAAGGAGCCTTTAGAGGTGTTCATAACAAAGAACATGAAAGCCCCAGAAGGGACGAGTGTGGTTAAAATTGAACAAAATAAGACACAGTTCATAGCCTTGACGACATCTACTTATTGTGAAACGATCAGGGGTATGCACGACGGTGTATCAATGTCGTATGTCATCAAGGGGAAGGAGATTCGACAGAAGTGTCCCAAATGTAAAAAGAATGGATCTAGAACCCATATCTTAAACAGTGATATTGTAAAGGTACTTAAACAATAATTTATCTATATACTCAAATGTCCGAAATCGTTACTACTCGCTCTGGTCGTAAGATAAAGAAGCCTACCACATTTCAGCCCACAGAAACGGATCTTGTAGATGATTATGCTGATGACGACCACGATACGGATTTCGATTCCGAACTTGACACAGAAGATGAAGAAGAGTTTACTTCAGACGAAGACGACGACGAAGACGAGATGGACGAAAATGGTAATCTCAAAGACTTTGTCGTAGATGATGAAAGTGAGTCAGAAGATGCTTAAAAAAAACGGTGTTAAAATTAGAAAATGGAGACTGACATTGGAAACCCAATTGAATATGATCCATCCGTCGATCCTTTAAATAATGAAAAGGTTGAAGATACTGTCCAGGATGAACAGCAGTATTATAATGACTATAACATGCAGGTCCCACACACATTTCCACCCCCACCCCCACCATCAACTTCTGAAAAGACTGATTTTTTTTCCACAATTGACAAGTCAACCTGGATTATTGCCTTTGCTGTATTTCTTTTAGGCTTTTTTATGGGGAAAACCATGCAGCCAGTTATCCTCAGGTATACCTGAGTATGCAACAAAAGTCCCTATATCACCATAGATGGGCTCGATATTACCAGTTTCATCTCGCTTTATGAGCTGTGTTGGATACCTGGGATTAATAAACGCATCACCCGTATCTTCAATGAACCCAGCAGTCGTCGAAGCTTCAGGCTCTATAACTGTTTTGTTTTTTAAATTGTACTTTGGTTTAAAAAACAAAATAAAGAAGGCACCAACCAAAAGGATGGTTATAATTATTCTAAACATTCTGTTTACTATATGTTGACATTATTTACGCAGACTCTTCCTCCTCCTTAATCTCTCCAAGCTTCGCATCCTCTTCACGCTTCTTCTGACGCTCCTCAACCTCCTTCGCGACGATGGCGTCAGCCTCCTTAACGAGCTCCTCCATGGGAGCGTCAGGCTTCTCCTTCTTGAGACGCTCAAGCACCTCAGCGGGGTGAGAAATAGGCGCTTCATCAGGCTTGGTGTAGAACTTCGAGTTGTCATCACCGGGGGTGTACGAATTGTTCGCCATAGCCTGCTTGCGCTCCTGGAACATGCGGGCAGCTTGGGCCTGGTTCTCCTTGTAACCAACCATAATCTCTTCGAGCTTCTCGTTGGTGTAGTGAACATCCTCAATCTTCGTGGGATCGGGGGGGATCAAGAGCCACTTGTACATGTCCACGACATAGATATCGAAAGTGGGATCCTCCTTCTGAAGACGCTTCGCGTGGTTGGCCGCCTCATCGCGGTTCGCGAAGGCACCGCGGATCTTGATACCAAACTTATCATTCTTTTGGGGTGCCTCGGGACCAACAATCGAAAGGCAAGCATAAATCTGACCGGGTACAGTGGTGTAATCCTGTTCGAGAGACATTATACTTGTGTAAGTGCTTAAAACTTTAAGCCAATAGTAGTTATATCATATGTCAGACTTCTGGTGTACACAACCCGTACCAGATGAGGATGTAAAACCAGGTGAAATTGATTCATCTCGGATAATTGAAAAAGAACCACAAAAGCTCCCAGATGATTTCACCTGGTCAACGTGTACAGATGAAGAAGCGTATACGTTTTTATCTGAACATTACTACGATGAGGATGATACTTTTAGATTGAACTATACATTTGAAAATATGCGTTGGGTATCAGGAGAACATATCGTGATTCGATCAGATTGTGGTGAAATTGTTGGGTATTCGACTTACATACCAATCAAACTCCATGTAGAAGATAAAGTCTTGACATTTGCACAAGCAAACTTTTTGTGTGTACATTTGGGGTGTCGAAAATTTGGGTTTACACCATTTCTCGTACAAGAAACTGTTCGACGTGCAAATATGAAAGGTATTTGGCAGGGTATTGCTACATATGAAAGAAATGTCAGGGGATCTATAGCAAAATCGCATTTTTTACATAGATTTCTCGATGTTAAGAAACTCATCAAGACTGGATTTTTTAACACAAACCGTCCTCGTGAAAAATATTACGAGATTCGTGGACCTTGTAAAAGACTCTGGAGAAAAATGGAATCAAAGGACATTTCAAAAGTTGTTAGAATTTTAAAAAGGTATACAAGAGATTTTAAAATAGCACCCCACATCGACGATAATTATGTGAGAGATTGGTTGTTACCTATACATTCATACGTGAATGATGAAACAGATGATTTTATTTCATTCTATGACATCTCTTATGCACGGACAGATGAAACAGATGTGGTGAAACAAGCTTATCGATTTTTCATTGTGGGTGACATATATAACGACGCCTTTTTAATCGCAAAGAATTTGGGTTTTCATGTTTTCAATACTTTGGATGTTGGTGAAGATGTGGAAAATCTGAAGCGACATAAATTTATGGAAGGTACGGGTTCTGTATACTACAATTTATTCAATTGGAGCCTAAGTTCTGTGGTAAAACCTAAAGATATACATCTTATACTTCCATAAGGTGACATGGAAGCGATTCGAAAGAATCATAATGAGGCGAAACGACGACTCATACAGAGTGTCGCCAGGGAGGGTCAACACATCCTTGATGTTGGTTGTGGGTTTGGTGGAGATCTTCAAAAATGGCACAAATGTGGTGTCAATATAAACATGTGTGACCCTGAACACGATGCCCTCGAAGAGGCTCGTTCGCGGGCCAAAAATATGCACATGCGTGTCAATTTTTACGAGGGTGATATCCACAATTGTCCAAACAGAAAGTTTGATGTTGTGTGTTTTAATTTTTCACTTCATTACATCTTTGGATCGAGGGGTTTGTTCGTGAGTTCAATTAAGGAGATCAAGAAGCGTATGAAACCCGGTGGTCTTCTCATAGGGATCATTCCAGATTCTGAAAAGATCATCTTCAAAACACCTTATCAGGATGACATGGGTAATTTCTTCAAATTGAAGGACCACGGGAATGGTGGATTTGGGGAGAAGTTGTTTGTACACCTCACCGATACACCATACTACGCAGAAGGACCAAAGTCGGAACCAGTGGCATACAAAGACCACCTTGTCACCGGCTTGGAAGACTTGGGATTTAGGTTACAACTTTGGGAGGGACTCACAGGAAATCCAATCTCAGAGTTGTATAGCAAATTTATCTTTGTCTATAACAGATGATAGCTTTGGCTTTACTTATTGTCATCAACCTTCTAATTCTCAGATTGACACGCGAACCCCAGGCACTCGTGGAAGTGAAACAGAGATACAAAAAACTTCGCGATCACCTCAATGAAACCAATAATGAAAAATACCAGATGCTCAAGACACCTGTGCCCATCACTGGTATGCAACGAATGAAGGAGAGTGTGGGGTACAATACCAACAAGGGTGCGGAGATTGTTGTGTGCCTTGACGGGAGTGTCAATGACATCTTCCATGTACTTATTCACGAGTTGGCGCATTGCACAGTGAAAGAGTATTCCCATTCTGATAAGTTCTGGCAGAACTACATAGAACTTCGGGACATGTGTGTAGAGCTTGGTATCTATGAACAGATCCCAGATCGAAAGGAGTTTTGTGGTCAGCACATCCAGGATAAATAATCTCATTGTACTTTAAATGAAAACACCCGTGACTGTGTTGTTGATGGCCATCACCTACTGGATACTCATTTATGGCGTAACCCTAGTGCCTCAATATGTGAGCAACTACTATGTCAATCTCGTGTGGATGACTGTTGTCATACCCAACGTCATTCGTTTTGCTATTGGAAACATCCCCCGCCTCGCAGTGGATCGCGTATTCTTCTTGACGTCGACCCTCATCGCCCTCGTATTGACTTTCCTGATCAACCAGATTTCCAAGGAGACCAGGGATGCGATGACCGATCCCGATGCTTCTAACAACAAGAAACTTAAATTGAGTGGCTTGTTGGCAGGGACATTCGCAGCGGGAGCCCTCGCGACGTATTTTGCAGGTATCGATACCTCGATTTACAGTAATATGGGCTGGGAAACAACCGCTTAAGGCTTGACAACATAGTCCTTCACGATGTAAAAGATCACAGCCGCCACAGCACCAGTGGTGGCAAGACCAACCATGCTTCTACCCCCCTGTTCGTTAAGGAACTTGGGGATAGAGGTCGCAAGACGGTCCTGGACAGGTTTGCTTACGGCAGCGGCCGCACAAGCAGCGACGACGAGAGCGGTAAGCTGATCATCCGTGAGGTTGAAGGGATTCTTCTTCTCGGGCTCTGGGGGAGCTTGGGGAGCTGGGTAAGCGCCCTGGGGTTGGGGAGCGGTCATTTGGGGCATCATACCCTGCATTTTGGGCTCTTCGGTCATCATAGGGGGTTCCATCATGATATCGTTAATGGGAGTAGAATCCATCGTCTCTTTACTTTGACTCATATTTTTTTCATGTTTAAAAGACGTGGAAGGATTATCGTGCAGAGGCACCATTCCTTCCCCATCATCGGAAAGATTCATTGTGTTTACTTGGTCTGAAGCCATCTACTATAGTCCCGCTATTTTTGAATTCAATACTCAACGCGTCTTTGTGATCTTAAGGTTTGTCTTCCTCGTCGCCTTCTTAGCGTCATCCTCCTTCTGTTCAAGGTGTTTTGGGTTGTACATTTTCTTGTGAAGCCTCCATAGATCTGGGCCACCAACCCTAAAGTTTTTCCGAATGGATGCCTTGTACCAAAAGACACAATCCTGTATCTTGTTAGATTTTACCGTATTGTCTAACACGAGACATTCATAGTTTTCTGTGCATGCATCCATGACTTTACAGAACATATCGAAAGAAGGGAAGATGCCAAAGAAAGACTTGTACAACTTTTCTCTGTTCTGGATGATATTCTCCCTGAGGATGAATACATAATCGACATTCGCACGGAGGGCTGGGGGGAGGTCCATCACATACTGCATCGTCAACATGAAGAAAATCTTCCAGTGACGACCATTCATGAAACATTGACGAATGCACGTGTCCTTCAGGAATTTTGAATCGTACATACAGTCATCTAAAAGCATGAAGGCTCCACAATTACTCTTCCCCGCACCCACCAACTTCCTTTGCCTCGCCATGACCCGCTCTATAGCATCTCTGTCATAGTCACCATAAATGAATAAATCTGGAATGAAATCGGAATAAAAGTGATTCCCTTCCTCTGTACCTGACAGCACGATACCCGCTGGAAGATGTTTCTTATGAAACATGATATCCTTCACGAGTGTCGACTTACCTGTATTACGTTTTCCGATAAACACACACACCCTATCGTCTGATATCGTCTCGGGTTTGAATTTCCTCAACTGAAGGTTCATTCTACTTGTAGTGTCTCGTTTTATTTACCAAAATTTTACTCATATACAGTAGGAATGGCTGGTCGTCTGAGACTTGCCGCCACTGGAGTCCAAGACCAATGGCTCACGGGTGAACCACAATTTTCATATTTCCTAGCAAACTTCAAGAGACATACCAAGTTTGCATTTGACTTTGTGGAGAGTCAATTCGATAGACAACTTGACTTTGGAAAGACCGTGACATGTAAAATCCCAAATGATAAAGGTGATCTCATCAGGAACTTTACACTTAAGGTGACACTACAGGACCCGACGCCTGATGCAGGTGGACAGAATACAACGATATTTTGTCCTTCTGTGATAACTCACCTCATAGAGCATGCTGAGCTTCTCATAGGTGGTCAACCAATAGAGAAGATTACAGGCGAATATATCTACATGCATCAACAACTTTACAACACAAATGACGATATTGAACAGACACTGTACTTCTTAAATGGTCATGGTAATGTACTGAGTTATCAATCTGGTACAAATTACACCTATTTCTTAGATCTTCCCTTTTACTTCTACAGAAACCCATCCCTCGCTATACCAACTTGTGCGCTGACGAAACAACTGGTTGAAGTTCGTATCAAACTCAGACCTTTAGCGGAACTCATATTTGGTGGTGCTTCTTCGGGGGTGATCAGTTCAATCCAAAAGTTTTCGATCGACACTGATTTTGTATATGTGACCCCTGATGAGAAGAACTTTTTGATGTCTCGACCACTTGATTACATTATCACACAAGTTCAACTTTCACAATTCAAAATGAAAGCTGGTGAAAATGAAAAATCAGTCATGCTCAACTTTTCTCATCCAGTCAAAGAACTTTACTTTGTTTCACAATCAGAGGAATCTGTTCAGAATAACTACCCAAATGAATACAACACCATAACAACAGCGGAACTGAAATTCAACAATGAAGTTGTATTTAAAAGGGATACCAAGTTTTTAGTCTATGAACAATCCCTCAAACATCATGTGAACTGTCCACTAGCTGCTGAAACGACGCCATCTGCACCTTTCGACAGTTCTCAGTACACCTTCGGTCCTGCAAAGTTTGGGATGTACTCCTTTTCACTCAAACCGGAATCACCTCACCCAACTGGTCAGGTAAATATGAGTAGGATTTCACATAAACTCTTTACGATTAAGATTGACCCGATAAATCAGGTGGATGATAATAATACGAGAGTATACGCAATCAACTACAATGTCTTACGAATTGAGAGTGGTTTAGCTGGATTAAAATTTTAGATGGATATAGTAGTAATGGCTGGACAAATTCAACTTGCTGCTTCTGGACCTCAAGAACAGTTTTTTACATTGAATCCAGACTACAGTTATTTTGTAGAAAGTTTCAAGAAACATTCAAACTTTTCTACACAGTATGTCGATATAGATCCAGAAAATCAGGTAAACTTTGGAAGTAAAGTTCGATTTAAGATTCCCCAAGATCGAGGAGATCTTTTGAAGACACTTAGTGTCAAGTTCACTCTCCCAGCTTTGAGTAGTAGTATGGTGTACATCGAGTCAGTTGGTCACGCACTCATAGAATATGTAGATCTTCTCGTGGGTGGTAAAGTTGTGCAGCGACTTACCAGTGACTATTTACAGATCTATTCTGAACACTATGTCACTCAAACGAAGCAAAAGGCTCTCGAACAGTTGATTGGAAAATACCCATTGAGAACTTCAGACAAACTCGTCTCCCAAGTCACTGGGAATGCGGGTATAATTATTCACAACACACTTGGTTTGGGAACAGATGAAAACTTTTTTGTCGATCTTCCATTTTATTTCCACGATCACCCAGAACTGGCGATACCATTGTGTGCCATACAAAATCAAGAGGTTGAAGTTGAGTTTAAGTTAAGGAATGCTCAGGACATCGTGATAAAGGTTAATGGAAACTATGAAACACTCGAGCAAGATGTAGAGATTTCGGATTTCAAATTATGTACAGAAGTTGTCTATCTCGATTGTGCAGAGAAGATAAAAATACAAAATACAAAGAGGGATTATCTGATTACACAGGTTCAACAAAACACATTCGATATTGGTGCCGGTGTAAATGAAGGCACATTCAAACTCGATCTCATCAATCCAGTCAAAGAGTTGTACTTTGTTATTCAGAGAACAGGAACTACGGGTGATGGGGTTACACAGGGCAACTTTGTGACACCATTCGATTATGACAACCTGTATTCAGTCGTAGATGATAAACTCGTCCTGTATGAGAACTTGGATTATCTTACACTGTCCCTTGATGGCCAGGATATCATCACACAAGATACTGGGAATGTTGTGTTCCTCAAGGCTGTGCAGGGAGCAATTCACCACTCCAAAACACAGTTGATCCGAAGATTCTACTCTTACAGTTTTGCACTTCAACCAGAAGAATGGTATCCAACTGGACAGATTAATATGAGTTTGGTAAAAGAGCAAATTCTTAAGATGAATCTCACAACGAGTCCCGACTTTGCACGACAGATACGTGTATATGCAGAGAGTTATAACATTTTGCGCGTAAGTGAGGGAATTGCGGAAACTCTTTTTAACGTCAAATACTAAAGATGAATATGCAAACCGGATTTGGTAGTGGCAACGGTGAACAGATGGCAGAAGAGTATGTCAAAGGTATGATTGATATTCTTCTACCTGTGATGGAAAAGAGTATGCTATTTGCATCCGAATATTCCAAAGCTTGTGGGAGAGATGTAGTACTCCCAGAAGATATGAAATATGCGATTAAGTATTGCGCGATGTACACAGTTGGTCAGGATATAGGAACTCTCTTTCCAGACCTATACAACGAAGAAGAAGATTCCGACGAAGATGACATCGAAGAAGTTGACCAGGGAGATTGTCCACCCTTTGAAAGATACACAGGAAATGACGAACGCTTCATCCTCATGAACCAGGCGTATGATCGTTGGGAATCTTGGATTCCCCAGAATCCGACAGAACAGATGTTAAAAAATGCTATTAATAGTAATGAGCACTTCGGAGCCTGAGGCCTGGTCATTCTCTGAAGATAAGTTTAAGAAGTACGAATCTGAGAACAGCTCTAGTGAAGAATCATCAGATGATGAACAACTCTTCTCAAAAACAAAAACAATCAAAACAAAGCGGTTTAAAAAACAGGTGAAAAGAGAGAAGCTTTCATTCGAATAATTTTCTCAGGATAGTGTATAACACTCACAATGGAAGCCGCTCGCACCCAAGCCGTCGAAACCGTCAACCTCGTCACCCAGGAGCTCGAGACCCAGTCGCTCAACGCGATCGTCGCGGGTTTCTCTTTCGCCGCCGCTATGTCCTGGATGGACCTCGTCCGCTGGGTCATCAGCCAGGTCATCAAGGTGCCCAAGAACGGTGGTACCCAGTACACACTGACCGCGATCCTCACCACTCTCCTCTCGATCGCCGTCTACATGATCGTGTCTCGCGTGTCCACCCGTGTGTCCAAGCCTGCTCAGCCCGTCTTCGCCATCACCCGGTAAGTCCTTTTAGACTTTCCAGACATTAGGGCTATTAATATCAAACCGAAAACTACGACGATTCCGACGTAGATTTTCCATTTATAAGGATCCTCATCCTCCTTTTCAGGGATGCTTATAGGTGCTTTCTCTTCAATTTCCTCCAGGGGAACCTTTGGTAGGTTCTTAAGTTTGTCTGTAGAACAAGTGACTTCAAACTTCAAGGTGTGTTCTTGGTTCATAAAATCATAGGGAATCAATCGTCCATGGCTCATATAGAAAAACTCAACTTGGATGTCTTTGATGTACTTCAGGGGTCCACTGTGGAAATGATGTGTGAGGGTGTCATCGGCGCCATTAAAATTTATAAAGTCCGACCCATCCAACAAAATGTGGCCAGTATAAAATGGTGTCGAGGTGTATACACTCTGGTTAAACTCATCAGAACCAGCTGAAAGTCTCAAAACGAGGGTGTTTGGTCCGACCAAATTGATTGCCCCCGATGTCAATACATTACTCGTCGAATCGTAATCATTTGAACCAAAACCAAGAATTTGGTGGGGTGTTGTGGTCGTTGAAGAATCTTGAAGAAACCCATTTTCTCCTGTGTAAAACTCGAAGGTGAAAGTGTTTGATGTTCCAACATTAGAAAATGTAAATCGCTTTGTATCTGTATCAAATGAAACTTCACTCACATTTGACACTGGTGGTGCAAGTTCGTTTTGTAAATGTGTCGCTAGATCATCCCCAGTTGGATAGTCAGCATTTTCCAACGCGATCGTTTGTCCATCAATACTGAATGTATTGTTTGTTTCACAAATTGTCAATTGTGGTGTAGGAATACGAGCTGATACAAGTTTAATTTCAGAAACATCATAGATTGGATTTTCTAGAGTAATGACGTAGTTATTTGGAGTCGAATATGTGTTGGAGTATGCATCAATCACATATGTACCTTCACTATCATAGTATGAGTTTGATGCAATCACATCGATTCCACGCTGACTACTGTCAATAGAGAGGTTGTGTACCTTCATTAAAATATAGGGACAATATTTTAATGAGTGTTTTTGTCTATATCTAAACTCTTACTGGGAAAGACTATGAGCCAGAGGGTTGTTCTGAAGCTGCCTCCTCGCCACATCAAGGTGTCGAGTGTTGGGGTTCTCATTACCCTTATAGGCATTGAACTGGTGGAATGGTTTCTGTTGGTACTGCTGAGTCCAAGCGCCGTTGGCGGCACTCACACGACCATCAACACGAGTCGTATCGGTCCGCACAGCAGTGAGGGCACCACCTTGCTTGAGAGCCGATTCACGAACATTCATACGACCAGCATTACCCATACGGTTAGGCTTACCACGACGATCATCGGGGCGGAAACCATACTTCATGAGCTCCTCATTGGTCTTAGCCGTAACCTTAGCAGCCGGGCTGTTGGTATAGGCACCGTGGTGGCTGTGGATACCGGGAGCTGGGCGGTTGTAATATTCATACTGAACATCGTTGCGATCACTCTTAAAACGGGTGGGATCCTGGGACATCGTCTGAGCCGAAACAAAACGCTTAGCGCCGTTGAATCCTAAACCATCCTCACGAAGTCCAGTCTCGGAACGGTTGGTTGTGCGCTTGGTTTTCTCGTGCTCGTTACGAGGCACAACACCAGACATACCTTGGGCACGCCCGGGCATAGTAGGAAGCCTCGAGGGGAGGTAGGCGGTTGTTTCGGGTTTGTTGTGAGTAAGTTCACCAACCATAGCCGAGCGACCACCCGTAACATCTCGAGCTGGACCGGTACGCCCTGGGAGAGTGGTCAACCTGTATGCACCGACATTTACGGGGTTGACCCTAAAAAGCTGTTGATGACCACCAACCGCGGGGACATTAGCACCGACACCAAGACCTGGGCCGACAAGTTGCTTTTCAACTGGAGAAAGATTGTTCATTCGACCCTGGTCGTACATACGGTTCCGCATATTGAGGATTTCCTGACCACCACTCCTCTGCTGCCTAGAAATATCAGCGAAGCTCTCCATCTCCCTCTTACGAGGAGGTTCCATGACTGGTTCAAAGTTCGTGTTTTCGACAATCTCGGGAGTCTTTATAACAGGAACATCATTGTCAATCTTAGGTGGGACTGATTTAGTACTTAAGTTGCGTCCAGCGTACACGAGACCGGCTACAGCCATAAGTGAAATGGGATCAGCCATTCTTACTTCTTACCTACATTTTTATTAACATACCTTTGCTGAAACAGACCATTCTGGAGTTCGGCCCGAGTACTCGCGGGTTCGTAACGAATCGTGCGGAGGGGGGTCTTACACTCCATGTTGGTGAGGGGGAACAGATTGCGTTCATAGGTTTGAACGATGTTCTTGTTGAAACGGGAAGTCGACTGGGGACGAAGTTCGTCGCTGGTGTTGATGTACTGAGCTGGGGAACCCTTACCCGCCATGTATGGGGCGGTACCGTACAACATTGTGTTGGGGCGGCAACCACCACAGTTGAGGGTACTGGGCTGGGGGTACACGAAAACTTCATCAGTCGCCTTGACGGGAGGAATAGCTCCCTTGTTTTGAACTATGGAAAGACCAGGTTGGAGCTGATACGCCATTTATTATTACACGAGAATATTATCTACCGAACATACCAGATCGTTTATCACCACTCATATCGAGACCCTCGAACGCTTCGAGTTGGACGCCACGAGCATTGGGATCACAGAACCGGGTATCACTCTTGCACATTGGACCATTCTTAGGACCATAGAGCCATTCAGCGAAAGCCGTCTGGTCTCCTGGAATTTTAGTCACGGGATTCGAGATGAACTGACGCTCCGCAGCATTGCGCAAATACTTGGGCATTGGTGTGCGGGATCGCCCAGAATCATAAGGAATACGATCACTGATGTAATTGTTCACGAAAGGCTTCACACTGGGGTAATAGCAAGCCTCTAAACGATTGGGTGCATCTGTGAAATCGGTGATGAGGACATTACCCATGGGGTTGTCTTCCGTTGGTTTTTGGCAGGTGGATCCCTTAACACCAGAGCCGTAGGTCTCCTTTACCATCTTCGACTTGTACAGCACGAAGATCACCGCAATGACAGTAGCACCCAATACAAAAATACGGGGATCGCGACGGGTCAGATAAAGAACACAACTGACATAGATGACAAAACGGGAAGCAGCATTCACCCGATCTTCTGGGGTTTGTTCAGAAGTTGGCCAGAATTGAGCAACCTGGTCGGCTCGAATGAGCTGCTGAGGATCATCAAACCAAGCCTTCATTTAATATATGTAGAGGTTTATTTTTTTGGTAGACCACCTAGCATGCTGCCCATCATCTTCATGAGTGCATCCTGATCAAGTTCACCACCATCATTCTCCATCTTATCGGCACACTCCTTAGCGATACCCTCAATCATCTTGAGGGTGTCATCAGGAATTGAGGTGATCGTAGTACCAAGCATGTACAGGGTCTGGAGGTACTGCCACGTCGCAGCCTTCGTGTTCACAGACATACGCTCCCAATAACCCTTAATACCCAAATCCTTCAAGAATTCGATCGTCTCAATCTCCTTGAGTAGGAAAGACTCATCCTTCGACGAAATCTTCTCAGCATAGGGAGAAACGCCTTTCATAAAAGCATCCACGACAAGGCGTGGGTTGGAAGTCTTGAGCACGTCGAAAGACGTCATCATCTTCTTGATGCCCTTTTCCTCTGGAAAAGTCTTGTGCAATTCCACAAGAAATTGACCCATCATATCATTGAAAGCAGTGACAGACGCCATTTTCTTATTCTATTGGTTTAATCTTTAAGTTTAAAAAGGCTCGGTGGAAATAGTCTCGCGTTGACCAATGCCACCTGAAACTATGAAAAACACTAAAATCGCGTTGAGAGCCGCGGGCTTGGTGTACTTGTTTAATTCGAGTTTACCCTCATTGTTCAGGTACGCCTTGAGATGAATGTAACCCGCGGTGATACCACCCGCAATGAGAGCGGCGCTCATTGGGTCGCGTAAATAGTCGGAGATCTCCATTTAATTATACCTGGGATTTTTTGTGCGCTGCTCTGGTGCATCACCGAAAAGGACATCATCCTCTTCCTGAGGCTGCTGCTGAACTTCTTCAACCATGGGTTCTGGCTCGGGAGCCTGAACACCGGGAACAGTCTTAAATTCATTCTCGAGACCAGTTGGCTGAGGATCGGGTTCACCCATGGACTCGGGTTCAACCATAGGCTCAGGCTCGGGCTCGGGCTCACCAATTGGCTCGGGCTCGGGTTCACCCATGGGCGCAGGCTCAGGCTCACCCATAGGTTCGTCGAGGACATCGGGATCGATGCCATCCTGAATTTCACCATCGAGAGAGATGTCTCGCGTTTCCTGAGACATGTAGGTCTGAAGAATCTGCTGTACAGGAATCAACTCTTTCACAGTGCTCTCGATGCACATACAAAAACGCGCGGTGAGCTTTTCATCACGCAGGTATTCGCTTTGCTCTTCGTGGAAAATGTAGGGATCTTTGTAAATGTCTTTAGCGATGTTGTTGTAACACGTTTGAATGAAAACTTCCTCAGTTGGGAGTTTGAGAGAAATCTTCTTGTTATCAGCCTTAAGACGAACGGAAGACAGGATCTTCGTACACGCAACGAACACGGCGGCGAGGAGGTCACTGAACCATGAGCAACGACCTGTGATGTTATCGGAGTGGCGCTTGGACATAGCATTCGACCAGTTGGGCACCTCCTTCAAAATTTTTTGAAACATAATCAAAACCTGCTTCCCCTTGGAAGTCTTGACAGCTTCGTTGTACATTTCCTCAAATACTTCAATCATAGGTGGACACATAATGAGGCAGAGTTGTCCAAGATACTCCTTCTTCGCCTCGACCATAATACTCAAATTGTCCATTTATCATTAAAGGGGGTTTTAAAATCAACATTTCCTACGCACTTCGCCTGTATTTGTTTGCAATCTTCTTGAGATTCATGAGATTTGGAAAATCTCCCTCCTCTTCCTCCTGTTTAACCTTTTCCTTCTTCTTTTTAGGTTTTACCCAAGTGACATATATGTCGTAATCACTCACAAGTTGTACACTAAATCCACCTAAAACAAATTGTCTCGCCACATATCTCGCCGCAGCTGAGCGATCAAACGCTGGATATCCGATGAGAAATGTTGGTACTGTCATGAAAAGTTGTTTGTGCCCAAGTTCTACAGATTGTTTTATCTTGGCAGAAAACTGATCATATATTTTCCTGTAAATTTCTTTACGAATCTGTTTGCGCTTGTCATCTATCTTGACGACATCATCGATGCTCAACATTACAATTACTGCAATTTATTTTTCACCGATTCCAACTCAGTACTGCTGGGCATAGCCACCTCTTTCACGATTTCATACTTGACAAACTCCTTACCCTCAGAACCTTCTGTGAAAGGTGTGATATCTTGGGGAGCCTGCACACCGAGAGGTTGTGTCCTCAGTGAGATGATGCGAATCTTACCATTTTCAACTTCATAAGAAGCCACGACAGAAAACCCATATGAAAAACCACCATTCTTCATCGTCATGAACATACACTCATAGATGTCCTTCTCAGGGCCCTTATAGTGTCTAATCGATGTAGTCTCTATGATGTATGTGCACAACCCAGTGCGCTTGGCAATTTCTTTGTTCGCCATGAGAACAAATTCTTCCATCATATCGTTGTCAACCTTAGCTTCAACCTTGGTGTAGTTGGAAAGATCTGGGCTGGGATCATTGAGCTTCACAGATTCCACTGGCTTGGTGTAGCCTGAGAGACCAAAGGTCTCCGTAAACTTTTCGTGGTTGGTCGTCAGGATGAGAACTACCAGGGCCAGAATGAAAATAAGTAAATAGTTCATCTTTACTACTATGCGTTAATTTTTTTTTACAAAATACCCTATAGATATTAGATGTCTCTGCTGATATACAGCCCTCGGTGCAAACATTCTATGGATGTGATTGAGTATATCAACAAACACCAACAATTGAAACAACTTGTACATTATCATAACATCAATACTCAGGGTGTACCTGCCAACTACAGAAACAAGATCAACCGCGTCCCGACCATGCTCACCAAAAATGGTAAAATTCTCGTAGGTAGTGAAATCAAGAACTGGCTGGATTCCCTACTCCCTAAGAAGGAAATTGAACAGGGGGGTATTGGTGGCATGGGGTGTTCCATGTCAACCCTGGATGGTAAAGATGACAACTCCAATATGTTTCGTCTCGATGAGTACGGACAATCTCTTCAACCTGCCATGACAAAGGAACTCGAAGAAAAAATCAATCGGGATGTTTCTAAGGGTGTGGCGTATACAGAGTTAAAGATGTAACGCGCTAATACGAGTAGATATGAAACTTGTGACAATCCAAGCATCAGCTTTTAAGTCAACATTTGAAGTTCTCAAGGATATTCTCAATGATGTGAACATCTATTTTAAACCAGATGGTATGTATGTCGTTACTCTAGACACGGCACGAACATCCCTCGTCGATATGTTCCTTTCTGCAGAGAACTTTGAGGAGTACCATTGCGAACAGGAAGAAATTATCGCTGGTGTAAATATTTCAAACACATTCAAACTCTTGAAGACAATTACCAATAACGATGTCCTCTCAATTGAAATCAATTCGAAAGAGTACATGAATATTGAAATTATGAGTGAGTCCAAAAAGACGAGTACAGCCTTTCAACTCAAACTCCTCGACATCAATGAAAGTCGTATCGAAGTTCCAGAAGTTGAAATGTCTACGGTTACAACACTTCCATCTGCAGATTTTCAACGCCTCTGTCGTGATATGTCTAACATTGGAACAGATATCGAGATCAAACGCATCGGAAAGGAGATTCGTTTTGGTTGTCAGGGTGATTTCGCCAACCAGGAAACATCTATAGAAACGCCCGATGAAAGTCAGGAAATTACAGGTCTTTACAGTCTCAAGTATCTGAATATCTTTACAAAGGCGACGAGTATGTGTGCGTCTGTGCAAATTATTCAAGAAACTGGGAATCGATTCCTCATCCTGAAATACAATGTTGCCAACTTGGGTGAACTTAAGTTTTACTTAGCGACTAAGGTATCTGAAGATTAGTGGTAAAGTCGTCGAGAGTTGAGAGTGTCTTCTTCATACCTAGAGTATTAGAAAGGGTAATCTTTGGAAATTTGTCTTTGAGAGTATCTTTGTTATAAAACAAAAAATGTTCGAGTGGAACCTTTTGACCATGGAAATCATTCCGAGGTCCCGAGTATCGTTTCACCTTTTCAGTAATGTCTCGCACCGGCTTGTCATCATGGTCGACGATCCAGACACTACTCAAAGGGATACTAAAGTGCATCGCCGAGTCTTCACCTTGACCAGGTTTGAAATTAATGTCACTCGAAATCGCCACATACTTTTTACCATTGAAGTAGTACTTTATACGAAGAATCGTATACTTTACATTCTGTGGAACGATCGTGTGACGAAACTTTTTACCCGTCACATTCGTATAGTATTCGTTAAGAACTTCATCTTCCCAGTCTTTACTCTCATCCATCCAGAAATCATCCTCAATCAAATAGTCCAGGTCGTGGTCTATGGCATACTCCAATTCCTCGGAAATGATAGAGTAGTCTTTTGGTGTGACGATGTACTTGTAGAAGAAGAAAATACTACTTAAAAGTTTGGTAAGCATCTCCTTATAAGGATGGAAGGTAATTTTTTAAGTAGATATAACAATCGAATAGGTGAATGGAACGAACGCATAAAGAATGACCCCAAAAACAGGGGTAAATATGAATCCGAGATGGCGGAGTATATCATGAAATGTATGCCTTATCTAGATCAGCATATAGATGATGGTGAAGAGAAATCAAACACTGACAACATTTTTAATGTCAAAGAAACGGTCGGTCTAAAACGAAAGGATATATTTACAGATTACCTAATAGAGGTTGAAAAACAAAACATATCTAAACCACAACAACGCACGATGGAGGTTTGTAAAACATGTCCAAATAGCAACATCATTCATATACATGATACGAGTGACCTGGTGTGTGACGGGTGCGGAGTGGTTGTGGCAGCACTCATAAACGAGGAGTTAACCTATAGGGAAGAACAAGAGACTTCTGAGAAGGTTGTAAACTATTCATACAAGAGAGAAAATCACTTCAACGAATGGTTGTCGCAATTTCAAGCACAAGAGATGACAAATATTCCCCCTGAAGTCATCGAACAATTGAGATCAGAATTGAAAAAGATGAAGATTAAGAAGCTCGAGGAAATCACACATGCGAAAATTAGAGGACTTTTGAAGAAATTGAAACTCAATAAATACTATGAACACGTTCCTTACATTACAAACATCCTAAATGGTATCAAACCTCCAAATATGCCCCAAGAGCTGGAAGAATATCTTCGTATCATGTTCAAAGATATTCAAAAACCTTTTGATGATAATTGTCCCAGTGAGAGAAAGAACTTTCTCAGTTATTCCTATGTCCTCTATAAGTTTTGTGAACTCTTGGGTGAAGATGATTACCTCCAATATTTCCCACTTCTCAAGTCCAAAGAAAAGCTCTACCAACAAGATGTCATATGGAAAAAAATCTGCCATGATCTTCAGTGGGAATTTATTGCGACAGTTTAAAGATTTTATATGTTTATCACATAATGCAATCCTGCCCAAACTTCGGTGTTTGTGGTAAGATGATGAGGCCCGGTCTAAAGGTGTGTACCTCATGCTTCTGGAAGTTTAGAAACGAACCTCTTCAGTTCAAGAACTCTCAGTGCCCAAACTGTCGTATGCAACGAGAATGTGTAAAGTTTCGTAAATGTGAACACTTTTTGTGCACCAGTTGCTTTAGTAGACAAAGAGTGTGCCTCATATGTGAAGGTAAAAAATAAAATTGGGATACAGTAAATGGTAGTGCGCATCCCTCTCAGCAACTCGGGAATCCTCAGTGCCCACGGCTACGAGGATGTTAAGGAAAAATCCGAACTTGCGCGACACCGAGCATTGATGCGTGTCGTGCGAGCTGGAGAGCCACCCTTAGGTCTCTTCAGACGCCTCAATGTTCTTATGATACTTTTTAAAAATAAGGATCCTAAGTTGTCAAAGATTTTTAAGAAAGATAGAGATTGGGTTCGTGAAAAGTTATTATGATTTTGATCGATCGCATCGTTCGAATCCTCAAGAAGGATATCTATCTTCCCATGAAGTGTTACGCAAATAAAAGGCAACTCACAAATCCCCGTGATTGTTGCAAGTGTAAGAATTTCTGCAAAAAACCTCCAAGTGGTGGTGATCCTGTATATTTGGAAATACTACCTAAGTATCAACGCAAATACAATTATACCAAATGAACGACGAACCAGCCCTCCTCGCCCTTTATGAGTTGGAATCCAAGGTTCTTCCCCACCTGGAGACGATCAATCAAGCCGACCCAGCGGTACACCACTGTCTAGAAGAAGCTCGGACTCTACTCCAAAGGGCTCAAGAAATTCTTCAAGCGGCTGTTCTAAACCCACAGACACATTATCAAGAGTCCCAAAGATTTTACCACAATCTGGCTCGGATTCTCCCCCTGATGGTACTACTTGAATCCGTCTCACCTCCACCTCCCGACCCGGATGCGGTGGGTAATTCACCAGATACGCCGTCTTCAGACCTGTCAGACGAAGATAGTTATTACCCTGCAACTCCGCCGCGTCGTTCAGAGTCTTGATAGTCTTGAATTCTAGTACCGTTTCATTGTTAATAATAATGTCCGCCCTCAAGTTACCAATCACATGCCCCTTGAATGGGATGGGGATGATCCTCTCAGATTCGTAACGAATTCCCTTCTCCCTCAGTAAAACCTCCATCGCATTGTGGTATACTCTCTCACTGTATCCAGGACCCAGTTGAGAATATATCTCTCGAGCGAATGCCTCGATGTCCATTAGACACTCTTCAATTTTCTTCTTTATCTAAAGTAAGATGGTGAATCGTATGAATGTCAATAATATTGGTATCACCGGTAAGAAACGTAGTCGGAATACAAACAATTTGGGAAAAGTTGTAAAAACTTCGGCGCGTGAAGTGAATCTCGAACCAATACAGATTGGTGTAGGTATGGGATGTCCTCGTAGAGGTATTCCCAGATATCTCAAGATAGCGAAAGACCGCTTGGAACCACAGGGTATAGTTCCAGTTTTTTTGGATTACAGTATCGCCAGCAATCAGTACGGAATGCTGAAAAATGTCGCGAGAGTTATTGAAAGATATGGCACCCCAAATGTGACATCGAGAATTAGTCCGTCCAATCAACCCCACTTTATAATGGTCGGTATGCGTTCACCCGAAGGTGGAGGACACGCTGTGAGTGTTCTTGTTGACCCCCCAAATAAACAAATTTGGGTTTTTGACCCCTATGGATCAGCCTCTCAAACGACTATTTATGGGCGAACGATGCGTGAAAAAATAGTACCTATGTTGCGCAGGATGTGGAATATTCAGGGTCAAGGTGTGCGGTACTACAACGGAAATAACCTTCAATCGAACAATACTCGTGGGACTTGTTCAACATATTACATCACTTTTATGGACATGATTCCATATTTAATCGCAGGTGTGGCGAACATTAATCAGATTGAACGTTTCGTTACCATGAATAGTACTCAGATTCGTCAATTCTATCTTAATTTTGCTCCTCAAAATGTGGGAAGAATTGTTGTAAAAAATGTGAGGAAAAGAGTATAGGATGACCGCACACAGGTTACACATTACAAAAATCGTGGTACGAGATTTGAAATCTGTGAGTAAATTGTCATCAAAGAATAGGTGGGAATATGGAGGTAAGGTCAAATACGATAAGCGTATGAACTACAAAGGTCTCACCTATGTGACCTCAGAGGAGAGAGCACGCGTCGACTCTAGTGTTCTCGAGGCGGAATGGTCAAACGCACCTGTAGCGTATCACACACACCCCGCTCTCCTACAAGTGATCCCCGATGAAGTTGGTCCCACGATTTTTACGACACTCCCAAGTAATGCAGATTTTGAATCGTTCATCAAAGGGTTCCCCGATATACAGGTAAACATCATTTGTGATGCACGTGGGTACTATGTTATCGATATATTCGACGCCGTCAGTGTGGGTACAGTTCCACTTCCAGAAGCTGTCTATTCCCTCATGAAAGAGGTGCGCTATGAGGACTTTCTTCTCAAACGCACATTTGGGGAGGACAGGTGTGAATACTTTTCTACCGATTTGCGTGAATGGAAGTTGTTCATCAATGAAGACCTACATCCCAGACTCAATGAACTCTACGGCATCTCCATCCACTTTTATGGATATGACGACGAACCACCCACAGTCATTCTCGACGTTTGATGGAATCTTCGAGTTCATCCACCTCGTACCACGCCCAATGACACGCTTGTGAACCAGTGTCCTTTTCACATATATCCTGTGCTTCTTCTATGGCTTCCTTGAACCGTAGACGAAGTCTCAAATTTTCGATTGGTTTTGGGTGTTGCTCCACGACCTTTTTTTCGTACAGGTTGTTTAGAACATTTCTTCGGGTTTTAGCCAATTTGTACTTATACAAGTCGCCTGACGAAAATGACACACATCTCATTTATATATAAGAGTATTAAAGTTTTAAGTGTATAGTTGATCATAAGATGTCTTCTTACAACGTCGAACCTTGCAATTTCAAGTACCGTGTCTCTTCCCTCGAGAAAGTGGTCGACGGTGACACCATCGATGTCAACATCGACCTCGGCTTTGATGTCTGCACGAAACAGCGCGTTCGTCTCCTAGGTATCGACACCCCTGAGTCTCGCACTTCGGACAAAGAGGAGAAGGTTTTTGGTCTCCTCTCGAAGAAGAAGCTCAAGGAGTGGTGCTTGAAGGCAGTCGCATCTGAGAAGGATGATATTGAGATCGAACTCAGATGCCCGGAGGCTGACTCTAGGGGCAAGTTTGGTCGCGTGCTCGCTGAGGTTTGGGTATGCGAAGAAGGTACCTGGACCAACGTCAATAAGTGGATGTGTGACCAGGGATACGCCGTACCTTACGCTGCCGAGAATAAGTCGCTCGTCGAAGGTCTTCACCTGGAAAATCGCAAGAAGTTGGTCGAGCGTGGCGAGGTTCAGCTGTAAGGATACTTTCTAATCCACAAATTACAAATCCATTTTTCACCAGACTTTACAGGTTTCCCACCATGTAAAGCCTTGGATGTCATGAGTTCATAATTGTCAAGGGTATCAAAGAAAAGGGCGTCACCTTTTTTGAGTTTATATTCCTTGTCTAGATTGGGGAAAATAGTCTCGCCACCCTTATAGTCATCATTAAGTGCCAAAATGAATGTATACATTCTCATGTTCTTCTCATTTTCAAACGCATCTTGATGTGGTTTGTAGAAACCACCCGGTTGATAACGAAGAACCTGTAATTGTTCACAATTGGCTAGAGGTCTGTCAGTGTGTTTGATACATCTTTCGACTATATCGAGAATAATAGGGTCGTCATTTTTTAACCACGCCGTTTCACTTTTACGAACTGATTCATCCACCTTCTTCTCAGTAGTCACAGTGGAAGTTTCCATGTCTTTCTTCACCTTCTGAATGATGTAGTCACACTCGTCATCACTTATAAACTTTTCAAATACACGAGGTGTGGGATATTTTGGTAACATGTAGAATACCAAAATGATGATGAAGACTAGAAGTAACATCCTACTGTACTCACACATAAATATTTCGAGGAAGTCGACAGTTGTATCGTGTACGAATTGAATCAAAGATTTCGTTGCCATAGTCAACAATCTTCTGTAAAAGATCTATGATTTCATCATGTCGCCCAGGTTCGATGACATACTGTCTCAATAAATCTCCCCCAGTATTGGCCATCATTTCGAATATGTTCGAAAGATCTCGAGATTTATCCACATACTTCTCTTGGCGCTGTAAATAATGTTTGAACTCGCGTTCGGTAATATCGTTCAACATGTAAGCGATACGCATCTGTGTGTTGTCAAATGGTCGTAGATCCAGATACATATTTTCGCGTTCCATCTGATGTACAACCATCGCGTATTGGAGTATTTCATTCGTAGCACCAATTTCCCTCAACTCCCTAAATGAGGGGACACCACCACAGGGAATGTCCCCATGTTCTCGAGACATCATCGTCTTCTTCTTAAATTCTATAAAGTGTGGGTTGTGTATCCGACCAGTCTCAATCTCACCGGTGCGCCAATTGAAAGCTGTGTGACACGAAATACACCACATTTGGGCACACCCACTCGTCTTATGAATAACCGTACCACACTTTGGACATGATTTACTATCCTTATTGAGTAGTTTCATAGTTTTAACAGTTTCCTCATTACACTTGTGTTCGGGTGTCAGTGGTTCATTACAGTCTTTACAATATTTACATTCACAAAGACCACAATACCACTCTTCGTTGAGAAAACCTTTACATTCTTCAACTGGACACTGGCGCACAAACCGCCTTGGTTCAGAATCTATATATGTCCCATTATTTCTCAAATCATCTAGATGTCTGTAGGTGTTCTCCATCTCCCTGTAGAGTACCTCTATTTCACGAGGTATAGGAGCGTCTATTTCAAAAATTCTGTATCTGTTGTGAAGTTCAATGAGTCTTTCCTTCTGATGCCTGATGATCGCACGAATTTTACGCATTTGTATTATTCGTTCAACTTCTGGTTGCGTCTCGGGCATGAGGGACTTTTCTCTCTCAAATAGAACATTCTCACGATGGCGTCTCAATTCAGTATTTCTGAAATATCTGGTACAGAATGAATCTACAAACTCACGATTCCATAAGGTCTTACACCCCATACAATGGGGATCTTGAAAGGATTCTAGGATATATCTCTGAGAACAGGTTCTACAACTCGTTAAATCACAAAAAGGACACTTAACTTCTTTGTGATTTATCTTGTTTATCTTTTCACAACACACATCACAATGTTTCATTAAATTAATGGAAGTTTATTTCTTTAATTATTGAAAATCTACAAATTGACTAATCATCTCACGTGCATCATCCCTCTCATATACGGTTTGTGCAAAAAAGAGAGTCATGTCCGCCTGTCCATATGACAAGTATGTACCCCGATACTTCTCATAAATGGCTACGACATTCTCTAAATTTTGGTCACACCAGTCCTCTACATCCTCCTTGGACATATCTCTGTGAATACCCTGTTCAATAAAGTCAGCGACTTCATCACTGAGGGGCATATCGGTCACTACGGTGCAATCGTCGTCGATGTTCATTGTTTTTTCTTGATTTTTCGCTTTTTGGGTTCCGACTTAGCTTCTCTTTCTCTCAAAAGTCTCCTTTTTTCTGCAAGTCTATCATTGAAAGCCTTATCTTCTTTGGCTTTCGCCCTCATCTTCTCCGTTTCAGTGAGCATTTTCTTCGCTGACGCAGCAGACCTCTCGGCGGCTTCACGGGTCGCCTTCTTTTTATCAACCTGTACTGCACGTCTAGCCTTCAACTCTTTCAGCTTTCGCATTCGTTCAGCTTCAGCCTCAGCCTTTTTCTTACGCTCTTCCTCCTTCTTCCTGTCCTCCTCGATCTTTTTGCGAGCGTCCACCCTCACCGCATTCTCCTGAATTTCTCTAATTTGAGCCTTTGTGCTCACTCTACCTATCTGCCCCTTGTATTGAGTCTTTTCTGCTGGTGTCAACTTCTTGAGACGATTTATAACACTCGTGGCACTTTGACGATTGAATATCTTCACAGCATTAGCAACCTTCTTGACGTTCTCTTGAGTCTTTGGTGCCAGATTCCTCGCCATTTTGACACGCTCTGGACCAGAGGCGCGAGAGAGCGCCGTCTTTTTCGCAGCTAGCTTGACTGAGTTGACAACCCTCTTCTCCTTTTCCTTTTGAACCATGGCCCTGAACGAAGGTTTGTTAGGCTTGGGTGTGATGTTCTCAAACAAGGGATTGATTGGAGCCTTGTTCAACTTAGCCCTGCGTGCTGTGTTTCTACCCTTCTTACCTCTAAACGCACCCTGAATCTTAGTGGCAGCTTCATCCTTCTTCACCTTTTCAATCGCACCCGCAACCAACGACTTGGAAGCATTGGACACCTCCTTATTCTCCTTCGCTTGAATCTTACCAATAGCTCCCGCGACAAGGGACTTCGAAGCCTTGGCAATCTTTTCTTCCACCTGTTTGTTAACGGTGCGACGAATTAGGTTCAAATTCGCATTGGGTTTGTTGGTTTGCTTAACATACCTACTCTTATTTTCAGCAGGGATGTTCAACCCCACGATGTATTTCGAAAGTTCCCGTTTTTTAGCATCTTGTGCCAGATCAGATAATTGTTGCTCAAAGATCTCACGTCTCCGAGCCACATTGTTCTTGAGTTCCATCACTTTTTCGAGGTGACCACGCTTTTTGATTGGACCAATCTTACTTACTTGAATTTCCTTACGTAACTCAATTTTTTTGTTCAATCGTTTTTCCAAGTTTGTGAGCTCCGAGTTGGTCTTCGCATTTTTGATAGCAGGGTTCCACTTCCCTATGCGACCACCGAAGCGTCCAACTTCAGTTTTCGCTTTCTTGAAGAGCTTATTCCTTTGAGGTGCTAAGTTCAGGTTGGTCATAGCAGCAGAAGCATTGAAGT